TGGGGTTAAAAATGCATATAAAAAACCCGCGATCGCTACCTCATTCGCGGGTTATAAGAAGAACCATGATTTTGAGTTGCTTTCAGATCAGATTATGATTAATCATAACATCAATAAATGGGATTTTTCTAAGTTTCAATGTAATAATGTAGATACGAAAATCCCTCCGCAAACTTTCGACGGCTGCGGAGGGGGTTCACCCTTGATTACTCTTAAAACTCACAAGAGCGTAATTATGATTTTAATCGGGAAGGTGGTTTTATGACCATCCGTGTCAACCACCAGAAAAATTATACCTGTATCACGAACTCTGCAATCAGAGACAAGCGCCTTAGCCTAAAAGCCAGAGGATTGCATCACCTACTACTTAGCTACCCTGATGGGTGGCAAGTCAAGATAGAACATTTAGTCAATGAATCTGACAAAGATGGGCGGACAGCGATCGCCTCTGGATTACGTGAATTGGAAGATTGCGGCTATCTTGTCAGACGACAAACAAGAGATCCAAAGACTGGGAGGCTGGGAGAGTGGGAAACAGTTATTAGTGAGTATCCTTTACCCGAAAAACACCAGACTCAGGAAACCTGCGATCGGTCAGTCCGCAAGCAGGAAGTCCACAGACAGGTTGACCGCGATCAGGAAACCTGCGACATAATAAATACTGTTTTAGAAGAAGTAATTAAAGAACAAGAAGTACTTATTCCCCCTCTTACCCCCCAAGTCACGCCGAGGGGAGAAGAGGAAATTTTGCTCGTTGCAGTTGAATTAGTCGAGCAAGAAGCGCCAGCGCAAGTGGCAGCGCTGGCAAAAATTCCAGCGCCCACTCAGCAAACCGATGGGCTTTTGTCAGGGACAATTGCTTCGGCGCGTGAGAATAATTCTCTTTCTCGAATTACCAAGCCTAACGGTTCTGAGCAATTTCCTTGGGAGGAAATAGATCCCGTTAAAGGATGGGGAATTGAGGGAGGGTTTTTGAAGTATTTAAGCTCTGCCGTTAAAGACTATTCACAGTTCAAAGATTTGCCTTTGCGAAGATTTGCTCGCGAGGTTGTTAACTATGCCAATAAGGCGCATTTTGACGTGGAACGGAAGTGTAAATTATTTGGCTATTGGCAAGATTACCAAGAAGAGTCCGTCTGCCCTCTTCCTATGAGCGAGCTTACGGTGTCTCAGGCTATTGATGAAATTGAACACCAGACTGAAATTCAACGCATCCACAACGCATCTAAAAAGAAATTTGAACTATGATTACCGATCGCAAGTTTGAAGCCGGACTAGACCTATTACAGAGACATTTCAAGAAGACTTTAGACAAGGATGCGATCGCCATCTGGCGTGAGTATCTTGATAATGAGTTGGATGATGAGCAGTTTACGACAGCCATCAAAGAATCAATCTTGAAATGTGAGTTTTTCCCGCCAGCTGTAAAACTAGTTGAATTTGCCACGGCTAGCCTTGAAGTCAAAGCTGGAATGCAATGGCGGATTGTCATTAACGCTGCTGCCACCACAAGCGTTGATTGGCAGAAAGAAATACTAAGCGCATTGACAGTGCGATCGCGCATTGCCTTGCAAATCATTGGTGGCATTCGCCCCGTAGAGCTTGCTGATGAGTGGGCACTGAGAGCGCTAGCAAAAGATTTTATTGCGGCCTACTGCCAATGTTCTGGAGATATCAAATTTTTGCCACAGTCCCTTGTCCCGCCCAAAAACTTTGAGGTTGTGGAGAGTCCCAGATTAGAGCCGGCAGACTTAGAGTCAAAGCCTCGTCCAATTCGTCAGGCGCTTGAAATGCTAGCTAGACGAACTAGTGGAGTTGAAATATCGGACAGAGAGAAAGCATCCAATATGTTTTTTCTTAGGTACAAATGGGAGATCGATGAATCTAGGCTTAATTGCTACTTGACAATGGAGATTGCAGAGAAGCAGCAGTTTATAGCTAAGTTTGGCTATGTAATGAGACACAATCCATCTTGGAAATCTGCATCCGTGCATTTTGATACCATCACTGGGCACGTTGCAAAGCCAAGTGAAGTTGACTCAAGAGCGATCGCCAAACAGTGGTTAAAAACTGCGGAGGTGGGTGATGCAAATATCTGACCAATACAGTCTTCCCTATACCCTTTTTGGCGGACGATGGAACCCCGCGCACTTTGGCAACCTACCCCGACACTGTGAACCTAATGGGCAAATGACCATCTTCTTTGATATAGACGAACCACCAGACCCTGACGACTACCCCACGTTGGATGAGTATGAAGCGGCGTGGCAAGAATGGGAATCAAGGCAGGTGGCGGCATGAAAGCTATTACTCTTTGGCAGCCTTGGGCTAGCCTGATTCCCCTTGGATTAAAACGTTACGAAACGCGATCATGGGGAACTGATTATCGTGGCCCGTTATTGATTCATGCGGCGAAAAGGCAGATGGATAGTGGGGCGATCGCGGGATGGCTAAACGTTCAGCGAATTGCATATATAGACTCTAAACACGGAGACCATCTTGATTTGCCGATTGAGAAGATAATAGCGATCGCCCAACTAACCGACTGCATCAGAATGTCTCAAGAATTCATTGATGCTCAATCTGAAATTGAAATAGCTTGTGGTGATTGGCAAGTTGGCAGATACGCTTGGAAGCTGGAAAACGTGCAGAGTGCAAGGGTATGCAGGGACTTTTTGATGCCCCAGAGGGAATAGTAAAAATCGTCAACTCATTGGTGCAATCACCTATTAAAAACGCCCCCGAACAACGCATCAAAGATTTGAAAATGCATCTTTCTTTGCCGTGGAAGGAAGAAGCAAAATCCAGTGCCCGTATTGAGTTGGCATCACTTCTATCTCAATACGGTGAACCGATGCCAGAATTCGCTCCTAAGCAATTAACTTTATTTTGAGGAGAAAAAGCAATGTGTGATTGTAGTGTAGATACCCCGTCTATTTATGAAGAAGTCAAGCGCAGGGCTAGAAAGCAGCATAAATGTTCTGAGTGTGGATGGACTATTGAACCCGCATCACAGTATGTAAAAATTAGCGGTCTTTGGGATGGCGAGTGGACGCACTCTAAGCAATGTCTATCTTGCAATGAGATAGGCGATCGCTTTGTTCAAGAAACTGATTGCTGTTACGCGATCGGCCAGCTTTATTCGGAACTTCAAGATAGCGAAATACTGGACTACGACAGAGAAACTAAAACTTGGGCATCTAAAGTTGATTGGTTGAAAATTGCTAGCCAATCCCCTTTGAAATGCGTAGGGCTGCAAAAAGATGAGCATTGGGTGGAGTTTACAAAGTGCGCTGGAGGCATCGCTTAAATGATTAACCATGAAGAACTAACCAAAAACAAAGACAAAATAATTGCAAAATTTGTGGTTATTTTGGCAAGGCGGAAGGGATGGATTATCACCGAAGACAACGCTTTGAATCTTGATGACTCCGATACTATTTTGTGGCGCAATACAGCACACTCTTTGTTTGAAGCGTTGCTAAAAATAGCAACGCCTGTTTGTGCATCAAAAGACAATCAAGATTGGGGAGGTGGCGGTGATTTTCTTTGAAATCATTGACGGTATTCTGTGCGATCGCCTTTGGTATCGATACCTTTGGGGTGGGACTTGGTATCACGTAAGAACGGTAATCTACGACGAAGTTGAGGTAACTGGGTGGATTCGAGCTCATCCAGAACCCCACGAAGAGGTAATAACTACAAAGGATTTTGGTATGAAAATTAACTCTATTTTTGGAACTGGGTATTTTGATAAAGAAGAAAAACCAGAGAAAGGAGAGAAACCGCAGGAATTGAATGAGGGCGATCGCGATTCGATTGAAAAGGGAGAAAAAATTCGTCAAAAAGCGTTAGAGCAGGAACAACAAGAAACCTTAGCAGGAGGCAGTAGCCAGTGAAATACTCATGGACTGATGAAGAAAAAAGTTATTTAGCATCTGTCTACACTTGCCCTCGCTTATACACATTTTGGAATTTGGAGGCTAAACAACGAGGATGGGCAGCGCGTACCGATGATGCTATCAAAGGGCAAATTAGAAGCCTAAGGAAAAGTGGTGAAATTGGTAGCAGGCGGCTATTAGATGAAGCAAATGGATGGGTTTCAAAATCAACCCTTGCCTCTTCTATTGGAGTTGGTGAATCAGTGATTTTGAGATGGATTCAATCTTTTGGATTAGAAGCGCATAGGGACGGCACGCCTAATGCAATCATCAAGATTAATCTAGAATCTTTTGCTCAATGGGCTGTTAGCCCTATTGGTTGTGGGCAATTATCAAAAGCCCTCCGCCAAAATCCTTTAGGTATAGCATGGGTATTAAGGCAAATAGGGGAATATACCTACGAGGATTTAGGGATACCGAAAATAAAGCCAGAAGATCCGGTGAAAGTTAAATTGTCGGCAGAAGAGGCGATCGCTTATGTCCAGAAAAATCTTCCCGATTTAGATGAGAATGAAGCCGCAAAGTTTTTGGAAATTGAGGGATTGATTGAAAAAGCGCCATCTTGTAAAGTAACAGAAGGTATTAAATTATCGCCCTCACGAATTTACAAATTATTGAAACCATGCATTAAAACCCGTGTTTAAGCAAATTGTTGTTCCAGTGCGATCGTTTTACTGTGAACTTAAGCACCGTCCCCCAGAAGATAAAACTGGGGAGCATGAAGAGTTAATTGAAACTCTCATTCTAGAAGTTCCTCGGTTGAAGAATAGCAACATGGAAAAGCAATGGGCAGTTGCCCAAATGTGGAATAAATTACACGAACCGGAGTTTGTTGAAAAAGCTATCAATCAGGTATTTATTTTCACTGCCCAATTTGGTGAATTGATTATTAGGCTAGAGGTAAATCAATTTGAGGACGAACCATCCAAGAAGCTAGTTGCACCTGATACAGATGTTTTTGAAAAATGGCGGCAGCAAGTAGAGAAGCGCTTTAAATCTTTATATGGAGTTAATGTTAGCCAATGGCAACAATAATCAAAGAAAAAGCTTGCAAAGAAATTATTTTTTCTCCTTTGCCGCCAGAGGGAGCCTACACAATCAAACAAGTAAGCCAAATGATAGGGGTATCTGTTTCAACTGTGCATATGTGGATTTATAGAGGGCAATTAAAAGCTAGTCTTTGCAATGCATGGCTTCATAAAAGACACTCAAAATCTATTTCTGGACCTACTTTTTACTCAATAAATAGTAAAAATCTCAAAGAATTTATTATCAATCCCCCTAATTCTAGAGCTAAAGGAATTATGGCGTTGATTGAAAAAGAAACGTTTAGAAAATTGACTGGAAATGAATCAAAAAAATACCGTCGTCGCAGCTACAGGGCATCGGCTAAATCGACTGGGTGGGCACTCTCTTAAAATATTTTCTCGGTTGCAAGCGCTTGCTCTTGCGTCACTTGAAAAACTAGAACCTACTACGGTTATTTCTGGCATGGCTTTGGGGTGGGATCAATCTATTGCTCTTGCTGCGGTTAAATTATCAATTCCATTAATTGCTGCTATTCCATTTGCTTCTCAAGATAGCAAGTGGGGAAGAGAAGACCGGGAGAAATGGGAAGGGATAATGTTTCACACGCAGCGGAGTAAGGGCGATCGCTCAACTTGAAAAAATGAAATCTCAAGCAATGGTGTTAATACCGTATGAATAAATTAATTTGGGAAACGTCATCACATAATCCGCCTAGATGGTGGCAAACGCGACTTGGCGATGGGTTAATACCTATCAGTATTCAGTTAGTTCAATCTGGCTATTGCGTCACTCTTGGCATGGGGCTAGCTACCAAAAGCCGCACGTTGCCAACTTTATCTCAAGCTAAATTTTGGGGCGTTCAATCGGCAGATAAAGTTCTTGGGGAAATGCGTCAGGAATTAAAAAGGGAATCCCCGTGGCTGCTTTTTGTGTGTCTAGTAAGCGCGATCGCCCTTCATGCTATTTGGATTATTTGGTATGGCTATTAAAGCATTATTGACTGAGACGGCGATTGCTTATCTTGATTTTCGGACTCAGGAAGAATTAAGAAAGCTAAGGGTGATCGCTTCTGCCGCTATTGTGGTAGCACAAAGTGAAGGTATTGAATTATTGCCTGGGGGTAGAGATTTAGTGGCAGTGGTTAAGGTTTTAGAGTGAAGTGACAAATGAGGAATTATGACTGATGGATCTAAAGTCAACTGCCCCAGATGTCGGGGGAGCGGAAAAATTTGGAGAGACACTAGAAAACTAGTAAAAAGATTTTGCCCCTTATGTAACGGATGGGGATTTGTAAGTGACAAATGAGGAATTTTGCGTTTTCAAATCTTCAAAACAACAGAAATCACTTCACCATCAACCGATCGCACCTCTCGAACAAGCGATCGCACCACCTCTTGTTGATTTTTCTTATCCAGTGAAGTCCAGTAATCAGGAGTAGAAAATGCCCATTTTAGTAAATCATAATTTTTGTCGTTCACTGATTTTTTGGTTTGCTGTTCGTATTGCCATTTATCAATTTGCCCTTGGATAGTCCGCTTAGCCTCTTCAAGGGCGCTATTGTGTCCTAATTGATTTAACCCATCTAATTGCTGCCGCCACTGCTGAACCTCTGGCGGCTCTATTATTTCATCAGCTGAAAGGGCAAATTCAGACAGCCGTCCGGCAGCGGCTACTAATTCTTCAATCACTGCCTCCATCGTTACCGATTCTTTCACCATTTTTTTAGCATCGCAACTGCGCTCTTGGGCATAGCTGCGGCATTGGTAATATTTTTCCCCGTGTTTTTTAATAGTTTGGCAGCGCATATTTCTCCCGCATTTATCGCAGATTAATATGCCAATAAAAGTATTGGGGTTGCCCGCAAATTGATGCCCATAGCCTCTGATGGTACGGTTAAGAGCGATCGCCTCTTCAATTTCTTGGGATTGGGCGTCAGTTATTAATCTTTGGTTGGGGTGGGTGCTGTACCTAATATCCCATTGCTCTTGGGGCAATACGTTTCCACCGCTAACTACCCTAGTTTTATAAGGGGTGTGACCCCGTAATACGGGACTTCTTAGCCACTTTCTCAACCCGTCGGGACTCCATCTCAATACCCCTGCCCGTGGGTCTTTGTTGCGAGAGTAGCGAAATTCATCTTCTTGCCCAAATACCAATAAATTTGCTTCTACTTTGGGGTGCTTGAATTTCAATACTCCATAAATTGAGTGAATCGCTTTAACAGTTTTTCCTACACTTTGTCCCGACTCAAAGAAAGTTTCGATTATTTGGGCGGATATTTGGGCAAATGTTCTGCCTGAAAATTCACCGTGCTTAGGGCGATCGCTTAGCAAGCAAATAAATGGCGTGTGGTCTAGAACGTAATGCCCACCTTCGTTTTTATATCCAAAAGGAACTTGTGAGTTTGCCCCATTTTTAGCGCGACGGTTCTCGTAAGATTTCTTTACCCTGTGGCGAATCATGGCTAGCTCGTGCTTACCAAATAACACTCGCAAATCGGCAGAGAATAGCCCATCCATTGAGTGAATATCTACACTTTCATCTAAAGTAATAAGGGGGATATTTTGAGCTTTCATCAACTTGACTAGCCGCTCAAAGAGGATAGGGGAGGAAGTTAGCCTATCCAATCTAACTACAGACAAGCTTGCTACTTCCCCAGCTTCTAGCATGGCGATCGCCTGTTGCAAACCTTTACGTTCGTCATTATCCCGAGAGCCAATATCGGCATAGACGCGATCGCACCCAGAGCGCTGCAAACGCTCAACTTGCATCCTCAAACTCTGTTCGTAGGCTTGTTCTTCCCTCGAAACCCGCGCTAACCCAACATGGAATTTCACGTTTTTACCTAGTTACGTTAGTTTGATAATACGACATATTGAATTTAGAGATGTGCAATGTCAAATCAATCGCCCGACCAAAAATGGTGCGAACAAATCAAAACACTTCTCCATTACAACGTTCCCCGATTTATCAAGCACATTGCCCAAAGGGGCGGAGTAAGTGCCGAGGAGTGGCAGTGGATAAAACACGAGGACGACGATAACCCTGATTACCCAATGGGCTTGATGAGTCGTGCTGACGTATTGTTGCTTTATCCAAAAGATGAGACGACTTTCAAAAAAGCTTTATTTGTATTGGTCAAAGCGCTAGCAATCATGGCTTTTATTCCAGGTGGAGTAAGAGTTTGCGGATTGCACTTCTCGTTTGATATTGTGAATTTTGTATGTGAAGATGGTAGCTAGGAAGCCTGATCCTACAGGACAAAGATTTGGACGGCTAACGGTAATCCGCGAAAGTGGTAGATGTCCAAATTCAAATCGGACCATATGGTCATTGCAGTGTGACTGCGGGAATACGCTTCTACGCACAAGAAACAGCTTTGATCGCAAGGGTACTTTGACACCATCTTGTGGTTGCTATAAACAAGAAATCAGATTGCAGGTAGCTGCAAGTCGCAGCAAGCCTGATTGCACGGGAAAGAGATTTGGGTTATTAACGGTTTTGGGTAAGGGCGATCACGTCCCTGATAGAGGTTCATTTCGTCAGATGTGGCGATTGCAATGTGACTGTGGAAACGTCATTGAACGCCCTAGAAGTAGTTTTGAAGACAAAGGACAGATATCCTGTGGGTGTGCAAGAAAGTTAGGCCTGATAGATAATCAGCGCCGCCCAACAAATATATCTAATCAAAAGTTTGGAAACTTGCAGGCGATCGCCCTCACGGGTAAAAAAGATAAATACAATCAACCGACTTGGCGCTTATTGTGTGATTGTGGCAATACTTGCGAATTGTCTTTGAAAAAACTCAACCACAAACAACGTCAAAATTTATGGATTAATTGTGGCGATCGCTCCAAGCATCCGGAATTTAGTACTTGGTATCCCCAAGCGCCTATTCCTTACCCAAAAGAAGCCGGAATACTTTTAGAAAAATATTTACATTTAACAGAATTAAGTTATCAGAAAATTGACGCTGCGGTTGAGGACTGGAAACGCGATCGCATTGAGCGTATTTGTTGGATTTTGGTTTATAGGCGATCACTTGGGGAGGAAATATCTGAATTGCACGAAGCTAGGTATATACGTAAGTGCCTGCGCTATTCTTCAATTGATGTTTTTTGGCGACGTAAACTTGAATCTCACGGCGGGGTTTTGTATACTAGGGATGGTAGTAAAAAACAGATTATAGGTGGCACGATGACCGACTTAACATCGAATGATTACCCGGTAATTGAGACATCGGGGATAAACATTATGCTGCCTAGTAATCCTGTTTCAAAACATTTAAGATTTAAGCGGTGTTGATTATTGTATCAAAATATCTGCCTTTTTGGGTTTATTGAAGAATGGTATTATTTGCCTGACTGGCTAGCAGGAAATATCATTATCCATTACCCACGCTTGCGACAAAGTTTAGAAGAGAAAGAACTCAAAATATTGTATTGGATTGAATATGTGGATGGGTATTTCGTTTCTAAAGGGTTTAAAGTATTAAAAACAAACAATAATAATGCAGAAGTTGCTTGGGGTACATCAGGGGCGCAGTGCATCGCTTAACCCACTATGCCCATATTGCAAATGCCATAAAACTTGGAAAAACAAATTAGTTCTAACGATAAGGGATGGCAGTAACATGCACCCTTGGAATGGCAGAAAGAGAATGCGTGAGGTGAAAGGTACTGAACTCAGAGGGTACTACAGATGCTGCCAATGCTTAAAATATTTTTATGGCGAATCATTTAAGTACTCCAATAGTATTTATGATGATGTACCAAATTGCCATAAATGCGGAATTGGTAGACCCTTGCATAAACTTGGCGGGCATAACACGCCGTATGGTAGAGCTAATACTTATAGATGCAAGAACTGTGGCGATCGCTATACTGTTTCTCCTTGCATGAAAGAAAAGAACCCCAGGTTAAAACGCAAAATATCAGCCAAAGAATGCCTAAGATTAAGAACAGAAGAGTTTTTGAGCTATAAAGAAATAGCGAAAATTGCTGGAATCTCTAAAAGTGCTGTTATGTCTTTGCTTGGGGAAGAGGTTATCCCCGACTGGTAATATTTATTTGCAATTATTGTATAATTATTACTTCAAAAGCGTTGGTAAACTCATCTACGCCTGCGAACTGTTTTTGTGTACAGCCCCGCTTGCGGGGCTTATTTATGAAGAAGGGGAAGGGGGAAGGTAAAAACCTCGCCCCTTGTGGGCGACCTGTTCATCCCTTTCCCCTTTTCCCTTTTATTGAATCGCTCCTGCCCAATCAGTAAGCGCAAGTATTTGCGCTAATTCTGTAACACAAAGCTCAATTAAAAACCTGTAATTTGCATTTTGCTCTTCTATCTCCCTATCTGTAACCGCAATCAAATGAGCTATGTCTGTGCGATGAAAAATTAAGCGTGAAAAGGATAATTCAAATAACTGTAAAGCGATCGCTTTAGCCGCGCGAGACTTCAAGAATTCATTTACCTCAGATATCAAAATCATTTGCCTATCAATATTGAGTGATTGTATCCAATTGGCAAACTGTTTCATTTCCTTGTCACTGGCTTTGCTAGTATCAAAACGGCTTAACGGGCTGCTATCTGACTTTATCTCTTTTAAAAGCTCTTTGGTGGCAAGTTCCATTTGTGCAACATCTGAGGCTACATGAAGAAAATCTTCAGCCGCGCCAGATTCAATCGATTTAACTATTTTATTATTAACTTTATTAGCTTTTTTAAACGCGTTAAAAAAGCAGCCCCTTATCTCTTTGCTGTAACCAATAATTTCTAAAAATTTTTGATTATATATTCTAAGCCTTTGCTCCCTATTTGCCCGCTCAAATCTTTTAATGTAAACGTTATCAATTTGAGAATTAAAGTTTTCACAGGTTTCATCGGCTAGCCCCTTAAAATGACCAAACGATGCAGTGACTTTAGCGCTTCTTACCAAAACTATCTGCTTTGACTTCGGTGCAAGTCTAGCGTGTTCTTGGCGCTCGGACGCGCCAATTAAATAAACTGGCTCTCCGCATTTAGGGCATCGTAATTGCCAATTTGCATAATCTTGATAATCGCAAATAGATGCATCTACAACGACGCCATACAAAAGACTTTTAGCGCACTTCACTGATCTGGTGTTTTTCCTAAAAATTAACCATTGGCTACTTCAGATATCCCAGCAATCAACAAATCTACAATTTCAATCGGAGACAGCGACGCATTGCCAATTTCAATCCGGCGATCACCAAATGCCCCTAAAACTATTTTTGCACTACTCAATACCGCCAGCACAAACGGCGATGCAGATTTTACGTCACTAATTGTTATTGATTGCTCCCCAGCAGAAGCAAATTCTTCAAGTCTGAGGATTTCTGTAACTAATTCTGATTGGTTTAATATTGGCTGCATAAATAAAAGACCTTCTGCATGGTTTTGTGTTTGACTATTACGGCATTGAAATTATAGAATATTATTACAAAAAGTTTTTAGAATTCCCGTTGAGCCGTGCCAATCAACAACAATGTTGCAAGGTGTAGGGATTGCGTTGGCTTTATTGCCGTAATTCGCATTAACGGCTCCCCTCAGACACCTGGTGTGGATTCAATAAGAAAAGCAAGTGGTGTGACTGCCTGGAGAGACAGGCATTAAAGTTTTGCAGACGCATCTAAGGCTTATAAGATTACCAGTTTGTACCGTCACTCACTAAATTTATTAATTCATGTGGGTGGTTTAAAATAAAGCTGTTTTCGCCATCGATAGTTTCAGAATTTACCGTTGTTATATTGACATCAGATGCCGATATATCGATTGCTTTAACAATATTCTCGTGGTTGCAATGAGGACAATAAATTTTTTTGCTGAATTACTGGCTCAATATCGGCAATTGACCACCACTTGCTGCATTTTTCGCATCGATAGTGGAAAAGTTTCTCCAAATATACTTTCATGGTAATGCCAAAATATGTAAATTGCACTTATTTTACTGCTTCAAGCAATGCTTGCCATAAATTCTTCGTTTCTCCCTACAAAATCCCCCGGTGATTACCGCGCTCATTTGGCTGAAGTTTACCTTGCAGAGAATAACTTTGCCCCATTGGTGGTAGTTGACATTGAGAAGCTAGAGACGCTTGTGGTAGAGGCAGAAGAAGAAATCACCCTTCCCCCAAACTGGGAAAATGTAACCGCGATCGCTTCTGGCGGCAAAACCTACACAAGAGCAGTTGACCCCGAAGATCCGCAGGATGGGGAATTTTTGTATAACCCGTATAGTAATACGGTGCGACCCTACGGCGTATCGGGGCGATCGCTTCAAATTTATGGGACTACCCAGCAGATTAAATTCTCGCCGCCGCTACTTCCCGCACCATACCCACAGCTATTTACAAATCTGCCAATAATAGGGGACGAAAACCCGATTCAATTTAACCGCCAATTTCAAGAGCAACCTAGCGGACAATTTAGCTTTGAGATAGCACTTTCAAAAGCGCAAATACAGTCATTACTTGCGCCAGGCACGGAGCTAGACTTATATGGATTGCCCCTGAGAATCAATAATATTAATGTCAAAGAGTTGAAGCGTTCGGCGTATCCGGTGGGGCTGTGTCGAGTAAGCGTGTCGCTAGGTTCGCGCTGGGAAAACTATTTAGATGAGCCATGCTTCTTGCGCTCAGATGGGAAAAACGGACTTCCTAGCGATATACCCTTTCAAGATTCAGAATGCACAGCGCCAACACCTCAAAAAGGCGATCCTAATTTCAACACGACCATACAGCAGCTACTAGCAAGAATTGGTATTGCCTACACTGGCCCCAATTTAGCGCCCGTGCCCATACCTCAAGGTACGCCAAGAGATACGGTAGTAAATCCGGTGCAGCTGTTGAGCGATCGCCTGCTTGTTGCAAATTCCTTTGTGAGGTGGAGTAATACTGCGGCAGTTGAGGTTGTACCCATCGATAGCACGCGAGTGTGGTTTTATCAAGAATCGCAAATTTTGGGGGAAGTGCAAACTAGTTATGAGGCGATCGCCAAGACTAGCAAAAAGCGACTGACTTCCATTGCCAACTACAACCCACCTACCCCAGATTTAGTAAATTTCCCTAGCACCATAACCGAGCCACCGGTGCCGCAGCTACGAAGTGAACTGCCAACAGCCTTGGCTTTTGAATATCCTAATTCTGAACTTACTGGAGAATTTAGCGAGGCTCCACAACAAGACGAAGAACGCACCCAAGGACAACAGCCTAGATATATCAGAAAGCCTTTCAAGAGAGAGGAAAAAATTACTGGGGATAAGAATGCTCAAATTCCACTTGCTGGGGTAGAGTCAATTCAAAATATGTCGTTAATTTTTGATATCGGAGGTCAAACTAAAACCCGCACAACTACTACGCTCGAAAACGGAGCAAAGGTTAAAGTGGTTGATGAGATTTGGGGATTTGCAGCAACTGCAATTGACATGTACGATCCATTGATTTACGACCTTGATACAGGTGAAACAATTGGAGGAATAAGAGGCAATCCCTCTGAGGTATGGAAATGTATCAAAAAAACTGTAACTGATTACACTTACGACTCAAGTACAGGATATCTACTTTCAACTTGTACTTCTGGCTATAATACCGTCCGATATCGCCAAGAATCGGCAGACAATCCAGAAACGCTATCCTTGCAAGTTTTGCCACAGGATCAATCCCCAGGCGACAACGAGCAAACAACAGACCCCGAATATTTTTTATATTTGTTTATTCAAATACCAATAATTGGGCGTAGTAGTTATTACCTTAAATTAATGCCCGAATTTACGACACAAGGGCTATTTGAATTAGTGAAAGTGTGTAACCGCGATGGAACTAGTACGCTTGAACCATTGTTTGACCCAGATTATGCACCACCCTATTATGTGGAATACGAACGGAGCGAATCAACTGCTTTTGCTCGTGTAAATAACCCAGAAAACGAGGGCATTACTGCGGATGGGGGGATTGGCGATCCTGGGAATCCCCAATCCGCCGCTCAAAAATATTTACCCGATTTGATTGTCGGAGAAGAATTTGATTATGAAGTTTTGACTCAAGTTACCGAAGCGGTATATCAAGAAAAGCTGACAGGTTTTGAGGGTGGCTATCCAACTTACGAGCGGGGTGAAGAAATCTCCCCCCAACAATTTGAAAGCTACACCAAACAAATTAAAGCTCAAGGGCCACAAATCGCCACTGCCCTACAAGAAATTTCCATTGAGGAAGGGACGGGCGAGTTGCCCGTCGCCACTCGCCGTCCTTCACAATTCATCAAGGAACAACCCGCCGAAAAACCCAATAAAACAGAAGAACAAAAACAGCTTTACCGCTATTTCTTGCAAACCGAAGGGTATACGGCAGCAAGCCCAGTCAACGGCTCAGAAAGTTTCCCTTTGGCTAAAACTCTCAATCAAGCTTTGATTGCTGCTAGGTGTAAGCTAGCTATCGAGAACTGGCGAAATGGCTTTACAGAGACATTGCAAATTGATGGGAATTTGGAAATTAAAGAGGGCGATCGCTTTAACTATTTGTGCAATGGTGAATTTCGCCAGAGGGTAGTATTGGGGGTGCAAACTACTTTAAATATCTTGGGTGCAGTTGACGAAGTGCCCAAGGTGACTGCTGCCACTTCCTTGACGCTGGGACGCTGGATGACTCCGGATCTAACTTACAATAAAATACCAGTACCCAAAGAACCAAAAGCACCAAGGATTAATATCACGGTGCTGAATGTGATTAGCGCTGAGCTAGGTAGCGTAATTGATTGGGGAAAAATTAAGAGTAGAAGGAATCCTTAATGTATACATCAAAGAGGAAACGGCGACGCGATCGCCATAAATACAAGTTTAAACTGTTCAGTCAATCCCAAGGAAAGATTACTTTTAAACTAAATCTTGGTGGCGTCGAAGCTAAATTAACTGTTTCTAGCCAAAAAATATTAAAGGACCTTAACAAAACCGCAGTGGCATTTGCTCAAAAAATACAGCAGGGGGTAGCTACATTTATTAACAACGGCATATCGGAACGAGCGCTCAACCCTTGCGTTTTCAATTCCGGCAATGTATATCTTAAATGTGCCGTGAATCCTCTTGCCGATTGTAACGATTGCCCACACTACCAAAAGCGAAGCTATGTACACAATAGCTAAAGTAGCTGAACCTTGGGCAAAACTCTTCCCCAAAATTACAGAAACTTCCACCAATATTGAACTTACGGTGCGAGGGCAAAGTTTCAAAATTGAGATACCGAAGAGGCGATCACTTGTCACTGGAACAAGAAATTTAGAGTTTCGCTAAGGATAATAACTTACGCTCAAAATTTTGGCATTGCTATTTCTTAGCCCATAAACTTGTTCTTTAATTACCTTGTCAGCAAAGTTGAGATTGCCATCGGCATCAATAGCCCAGCTTTCAATGTATGCTGTGCTTTTTTTGCTTTTTACTTCATCTAGCACATTTGCGATATAGATTGTTTTGTTTAGGTAAGTAGATTTAGATAGCAAGGCATTCAATGTACTGTAATTAAAATCATCATATTTGGCAGGGTATGTAGAAGAGAAGAAAATTGGTGCTGTCTCCATCCGAAATACTAAATCGCCCAATTTGTAGTCACTATAAAAGCAGTCTGCCGCCAACATATTTACGTCATTTATTGTGTGGAAATCAGATGGCGTAAATCTAGATATGCCTGCTACAGCGTTTAATAGGCTATTGGTTGAACCATTTACAATAAGCAAAGTTCCATTGGTTGACGCAAAGGAAACAAAAGGGACTTTAGTTACTTGAGTTAAATTGACATTAACTGTACAGCTATTTACTGCAACCGAAACAATCGGCTCCCCTGGATCTATTGATACAGTCCCGTCAACATCAATACTAGATATAGATCCTTTGCAATACCAGTAGAAACTATTCTCTTTTTTGGCGAAGATTACTGGGATGTTGATAAATTCACTTACATTGATAAAATCTACATCTATCTCATCTTGAGTAAAATAATTTAAAGGTATAGCAATACTTGTAGTTCCTTCTGCTATTGCCACTGGACTAGATGCCGTCACCTTGCCAGCCAAATTATTGCCATTTAATAGTACAGAGTCGCCATTTATTTGTAAAGTATATTGAATTGATGCGGTTAAGCTAATTGGATATATTGGCTGAATAGGGTAAGGCTCTGAGTTAAAGAAATAATATTCCTGATACGCAAAACTAAATTGCTGGGTTATGTATGCATTCTTCCAAGTAGTGAGCAGTTTTTTACCATCACAATTAATATGTTTAATAAACGGTGGAGTGACAGATATATATGAATTTATTGTCAGTGGCTCAACAGAATTAATCAAGTAGCTATTTACGGTTTTGGTGGTATTCGCAAAATAAATATTATTGTCTGTGCCTAAGGCTGCATCTAAATTGTCTTGACTAGTATTTCCTGGATTGACGCTGATATCCGTCTTATTCAAAATTAGATTAAAGTTGTCATAAGAGGTTTGGCGAGTAAAGCTGCCAGGATTGTATACTCCTTCAAAATTAATTACTCCTGCATTAGGATAATCAATTGTAAAATTACCAAAATACTTATCCGCAATACTAGCTAAAATCTCATCGCTTTTCCAAATCAAATTACCTTTATATTTAGGACGATAATTAGGAGCGAAGTTATTGAAAAAATAATATTTTTGGTCTGTTATCCCATCACTTAAAGAATCATCCTCTTTGACGTTTCCTTGAATAATTACGCCTTTGTTTGAAATATTAGTGTCGTATTGTATTGTGTAATCGTGACTATTGCCATAGTTATGAATAAACCCTGAGATAGTAGTTTTATCTATTTCAGAATTATTCACTGTGTAAATTAATTTAGGATTAGGAACGTGCCCACCAATATAAAATTCAACTGCCTCTGTCTTTTCTATATAAAATAAAATCTTAACTTTAAAAGCTTTTTTAGTTGGACTTGATGTTTTTCTATACTCAATAATCCTTTTGGAGGATTGATTAGGCGTTTGCGTAGCTTCGCCTACTAAATACCAATTACCCTTATCCGTGAGTAGGGCGATCGCCTCTCCTGCATTTAAATCAGTTAGATAAATTAAATTAACATCGCTGCCATTTATTCTCAGCCTAATAGTCTGCCCTGCATACCCCTTGGGGACACGGACAGGTAGCATATTGCTAATAGTAAAAAGTTTTTTGAGCGAAGAATCAGTTATTTTCAAAGCGTGAAGGCAGTGACAGCAACAGTGTAATCAGTAATATATTCAGCAACATCACGAACTCGTAATTCATCCATGTAGCCTAAGAAATTACGACCATTAATAACTGTCCCAATAATAATATCATCAGACAATGTAGTTGGCGATGCGGATATTGTTCCAGAAGCGATGCCGTCAATAAAAGTTATTAGGTTAGTGCCAGTAAATACAAAAGCAAACGCGTACCAGACGTTTGCAGATAATGTATTTGGTACGTATAGATTGTTAGTTCCATATTTAAATCTTAATTGCCCAACTCCCGAATCAAATTCAAGCAGTAATCCGCCTGCGGTAGTTCCAAAAATATCCCTATCGCCTGATAGGTTAGAAAACCTAACTCGCATTTCTACAGTGAAAGGATTACTAAATGCCCCAGCAGGCAAAGTTGAATCGATTCGTGCATTTGAACCAGTAAAAAAAGCGCTCTTCCCATTAAAAACGCTCTCGGCTGTGCTGATTGAAACAGACCCAGACGGGACAAGGATTTTTCCGGTTTCTTCAACAAAATTTCCAATCCCATCAATTGCATCAAAGTGAGTCAATAAAATCGTATTGACATCTATCACCTCTTCTGCTTTTTTCCTTGGCATCAAATCACCACTTGAAGCCAAGCCACTTTTTAATCCAGATGCGGGTGATCGCCGATATATTGGAGTTGATATTGCATTGGGAGATATCAATCCCCCCTTCAATCCAGATAACACTAGAAGTCCTCCGTAGTGGCAAGCACAGTTACCGTGCCACTAGCTATTGTTGTTTTCATTGCGGCCCGAAGCGACCAAGTACCTTTTAGCTTGATGTAAGGGTTACCAACTCCATCTAACTCTATCCAAGGTAGATTAGTGCGGTTTAGCCCATTAACAGCATTAACTGTGCCATCAAACCCAGAATTAGCAGGGATGTCAACACTCCCAACCAAGTAATCGGTTGTGCCATTGTAGAAATAGTAAAGAATATCTAGCCCAGTGGCAGCGCTAGATGTAATAGATATTGTGGTGATTTTGCTATCATCAGCATCGGCGGCAACAATTAACTTGGTCGTTGTGCCATCAGTGCTAGTAAAAGTCTGGGCGCTGTGATTGTAAGCCTGGGTTATGTAAAGAGTGGTTTGTTTAGCCATTTATCTAAGAATTGAAAGTAGAAATAATTTAGCAGGAACAGTGCGATCGCCCACTTCGGAGCGCACATCAGGCGATCGCTGGAGGATCAATTCTCCATTGATATTGCGGACAGCAACCTGCCCTGAAGTTAGGGTAACAGTTGAACTGGCAGACTCATCAAGAATTAGAGCGCCAGTTGCAGATGTCACCGTGCCGGCTATCCCCTGTATTCCCTGTATCCCTTGTTCCCCTTGGTATCCAGGCGAACCTTGCACCCCACGGGGAATAGAGAAGTTGACTCTGTACTCTCCTGGGATAAGCGTTGGGGTAAAACTAATTGTTGGGGGTTCAAAAGGTGGAATGGCGGTTATTTGCCCTGCTAAAAAGGTGGGTGGATTTCCGGGTATTCCTTGGTTACCTTGTTCCCCTTGAAGTCCCCGCAATCCTTGCACCCCACGAGGTAAAGCGACATTAACTTGATATTCCCCAGGCGTTCCTGTAGAAATAAAGCTAAAGTACGGATCGGCAAAAGGTGGGATTGCTGTTATGTCTCCAGCGATCAACATCGGCGGATCTCCCGGATCGCCTCTGGGAATGCCAAAGTCAAGGATCGCTTGATTGCCAGTGCCGGAATTTACTACAGTAGCAGGTTCGCCAGTATCAAGTGAAGTAACTGTCCCAACTTCTACCGTGGGTGGCTGAAAGTCGCCTTCAAACTCTTTGATGCAAGGTGGCGATGCGTGGGAAATAGCGGTAATTTGATTGCCATCGTAGACGAAGCTGTAAGCTACGCGGTAACTAGTAGCGGGGAAATTTCCCGTAATCGCAGGAACAATTGTTCCTGAAAGCGGCCCGAATAATGAAAAATCATCATCGGCAATGGGAAGCGTAGCGATCGCCCCACTTGTCCAATCGGTAATCGTGAATTGTTGTGAAATATCCGCAATTACCCCAAACCCCGTAAAACGACGAATTTCTAAAGTATCTTGGCGTTGCAAATAGATATTGACGCTAAACGGGTTGAATAGCCCTTTGTTGCTACTAATGCTGTCTGCTACGACATCTGGGTAATCACTGCGGATTGTTCCCGCGCCATCTGCTGTACTGGGATAAGAAAGGGTAATAGTTGCGCCGGCAGCGATCGCCACATAACTGCTCCACGCACCTGCTACACTTTCACCTGCCACAGTAGAAACGATCGCTCTAATAGCTTCACTTGCGGACGGGGTATAGCTAGCTAATTCTGTAAATACAGAGGCACTCCCGTTAACTATTACTTGCTGTCCTGCTGTATTTGGTTGCAATCCCCCAAAAGTGCGCCGGGGTTTTTCGGGGAAGTCGTAAGCACCAACCAGAATCGAGCCGGAAAGCACATCATAACTTAGTCCAGTATTGGGAACTACTCGATAGCGTGAGCCTATATCAAATACAATTCCAGTCGGATCGCCATCTTGAGTAAATAGCTTACCCAGTGGGTTGTAGTCCCCCGATTGAGAGCGGATGGCAGGGAATACACCGATTACGTCTTTAATAGTAAATTCCGCCGCTGAGAAAAATGGTTTGATTGCTAGGGCGATCGCTTCTCCCGGTTGCAAATCGTCAGTGGTAATAAATGGGGTGGTTAACTTGGGTGTCCACGGGAAAAATTCACCAAAGTTTTGAAAGTCCCGCCCATCGCTGTCAGTAGTTCTAATTGTTCCATCGGGTTTTACAAACCCAATAAATTTAACCATGACTTTGCCATTGAGCAAGTCAGGACTAGGTTTGTTGTTGTACTCCAAGTTAAACCCAAACTCTGTACCTGCTGGAAGGGCGATCACACTATCATTGTAAATTGAGTATTTAGCCTCCCAACTGGGAAGGAATTTACTCAAAGTTTCCCCAGGATAAGGGGGAGTAGGGATTACAGTTATTGGGTTGATTGCGGCGATGGCGCGATCGCTCCCAACTCCTGTGCGAGTATCTGATACATAAGTACTAGCACCCCCAATTCGTACCCATTGACCAATATCTGCTGAAATAACATTAGGACTTAATGGCAAAGCAGAATCAGCGCGGTATTCTACAAATATTGCTAAATCATTTATATATCTAGCTTGTCCGTCAAGGCGGTCAATCGCTGTGGGCAAAGATGCGGCGTTGGGTACAGTTGGCGCTAGTTGTAAATGAGAGTCGCGGGTTAGTTGTAAGGTAGCTGGTAAAACAGTTTTTACCGATTGCGGTTCAATGCCAACACCATACTGATATCCGGGAACCCGTGCAATTTGTACGTGGGTGGCAGGATCGTTGGTTGTCCCGGCGCTAATTACAAAATAATGCACATCCCACCCATCAGGCTGTTCTGGGATGGTGACGGTGATTTTTTGGTTGGCGGTGTAGGTGATCGCCCCGCTTACCGAAGGAATATTAAATCCAGCGCGGTTTTGTAATTGGAACGAAAGGTATATTGTGCCTGCTGTGAGACTTCCACCACTAGAGGCGATCGCGCTAAACAGTGGGCAAATTTCACCAACTCCAGCGTATTGAGCTAACAATTTTACGGCCTCGCTAACCAGTACTCAACTAATACACTTGGCGAAGAAAGGTTTGGCGCTAATGAGTTTTTGATAAGCGCAATATTATAATATCCAGTTGCTAATTTAGGATATTTGACATTAATTGCTGCACTACTTTTTGACACAAAACCTGTAGTTTCCCCACCATTACCAGCAGCTATTGACAGTGTTTGCAAAAGAGTTGTTGTATTTCTAAATTGCAAATCCCATGAATTTATAGCGCTTAAATTACCCACGGGGACTTTGATATTTGCGTGGAGTTTGTACAGCAAAATATCATAATCATTTCCTTGATAAATAGGCAAGTTGTCAGTGCTGCCAGTGATTAAGCCTACAGTACCGCCAATGATAATGCCTTGCCCGGTAAGTGCTGGGGTCGCCTGCTGGTAAAGAGTTCGGCTACGCCACAAAGTACCATTCCATACCCATTCCATCACCAGATCACTGTTAGCATCCATCTGATTCCAGCGATCGCCTCTAGCGGGATTATCTGGAGGGTTGACAGAATTGGTTTCTTTAGGAGCTACTTGTGTATATTTAATGGAAGTAGCCATTTACGTCAATGATGTGATCCAAAAGGTTGTACCTGTGGCTGCTGCTGCTGCATCCTTTGTGGGGTCATAGGCGATCGCTATTATCGTGTCGTTTCCTGTTGCGTCCCAAGATAATGTTTCTCCTGGTACGATATTTGCTCCAAGAACAGTGCCGTTTTTGGTGCCAGCATTATAAATAGCAACCGATTTTGCGCCTGCCGCTATGCTTCCTGCGGTCGTAGTATTGAGATATCCAGGTGTTCTTTGAACACCTACAGCAGACGATTGTGCTTGGTAATTAATAGCCATTTTTTACTCCTAAGTTAATGTGATGATTACAAAAATTGTGCCTGTAGCATTGTAAGGGATGGAGGCGATCGTGTCGTTTCCCGTAACCTCCAGAGATACCGAATCCCCTGGCAAAAAATTGGTGCCAAGAAGCGTTCCTGTTAATTCTCCTGCGTTAGAAACAAAAACCATTTTTTTGCCGGAAGGAATTACACCTGCATTTGCCACTCTTTTGATATCAGGTACTCGCTCAACACTAGATCCATCAACGGGGAACTCTACGCCATCGCTTGTCCAGAGAAGCCTTCCTGCCGCATCGATGGCGATCGCCTTTAAATTCCCGCTTGGATCTAAACCTCCAATCAGCCTCGGAGACTCCTCATCCCCACTATCTGTAACGCCAGTGTTGGACAACAACCCCTTGATATGGAAAAGTCTTTCTAATGGAAGTTCGGGTAAATGTGAAGGTCTGGGCTGTAATTGATTTATCCGCTTGAGTAATTCGGACTCTATTTGCTGATAACTTTCTAATAGGTTTTGTAATTCTTCATCCATTACTAAAATATTTGCTAATAACAGGATTACTTTCTGAATGAAATTTAGCTTTAATATCTAATTCAAATAAAATTAACCAGTCACCGTTTTTATGTTGTGCCACAGATACACTTCCCGATGGCTCAATTGATTCAATGTCTTGATTCAAGCAACTAGGCGTTTGCAATTCAAATAAAACCTGAGCAAGGACTGATTCAGCTTCTGCCCTTGGAATAGTTTCATATATATGAGAAGAGTCAAACCTATACTTTATTTCAAAGGGTATCGTTGTTTCTGTAATAGCAACTTGAGCGCTTCCCCATCCCTCTCTTTCTAAAAACACAATGTCTAGTGCTGGTCTATCTAGCCCGATAGATGTTGGTTTGCCCGGCGAATGAATACTATCTGGCAATCCTAGCCCCCAAACATCAATCCGCAGTTTAGATTGAAGAAACTTTTTAAGACTAGTACGCAATTCGCCAATATTCATTAATCATTATCCTGCGTGATATCAGCTTCGATTTTGAATTTACCTTTTTCCAAAGTTCGCACTGAAGCAGGCGAAATAGTTTTCATTTGGATGTCGTAAATAAGTTCGTCACCGTCAGACAGAGATTCAGTATCGGTAGAGGTGATCGCTATTACCGCCTCAATCAAATTTGAATTGATAGCGCTGACGACAATTCCCCCACCTTCAGCGCTTGACTTTGAAATTACTGCTGCGCTATCAGGGTCAATGGCGTTTGTTTTGACAGTGAATTTGAATCCAAAATTATTAGGTAAAACACTTTGTCCAGCAATTCTAACTCTAACAAAATCAGTGTCACCACGAGTAAATTTTGAATTACTGACACCACTGTTTGTGGAGTCACGAATTATATTGACTCTCATAACTCTTCTTGTATCTCAGTCGATGCCAATTCAATTAGCTCGTCAACTACAATTCCTTGGTTGCAAAACATTCGGGATTGTTGAAGTGCGAAAAGCGCAAATTTTTTGCAATCTTCGTCTTGAACTTCTACATCAATGATTTTGGCAAACTCCAAGCTAATTTGGTTGATTCGGTCATGCTTGCGAATTCTCTCTTTAGATATCGGCGGATGATACCTAAAATACTCTTCTATTGGAATATTTTTATTCATTGCTTTTTAAAATAGTTATAAACGTCCGGTTCCACGATGCATTTGTTTGTTTCTAGCGTATAAACCTCATTAGCTAATTTATCTACAATCTCTATAGTGTAAAAAAGTACTTTTTTACCAATAAAACTATCGGTATCATTAGGGTAAATAACAATTTGGGCAGAGAGTTTTTGGCTACTACCTATCCCCGATTCATAAGGTGAAATATCAGTTACTTCAATATCCCCTTGGTTGAATTGATTAGTTTTCACAAATAGCGCTTTATCAATCTGTTCGGTAACTGCAAATACAATTTCCGGTTCCGTAGGGAAGTCCCCGATCGCCACCAGTTGAATAATTATTGTGTCGCCTCGCCGTAATGTGGCATTAGCTAAAGGTGTCTCGCCACTTACTTTGAGTATTGTTAGTTGCCCAGTTGGTGGCAGTGGCAAATTGCGCCGCCGTAATGCCAGCATTGCTGCATCATCTTTACTATCAGTATCAATATCAAGAATCATCGCCCGCTTAGTATTGGCTAGCACGGATGATGCTTCGTCATTTACTCTGATAGGCGCTAGTAGCGCCAAGAGCGCATGGTGAGTACACTCGTGGGGCAAGTTATCAACATTGATTTTGCCCTCAATACTGCTTTTAAAATTGAGCGCAGCAATTTCTGAAGAGGTGGCATTGAAATCAGAAAAACTGCGACTAGTTAAACTTACCCTCATGCTCTAATTACCAGGTTTCCTGGCGAAATATACAGCTTATCTTTGCGGTAAATAGCGCGGCGGGTAAGTGGAGCCTTCCAAAGTATATTGTCGCTATCATCTTTGATTGCAAAGCCAGCGATTTCAGGTAAATCTATTTCTGGCTTAGGAAATTCGATTACTTGTGAATTAGCGATTGCCCTCCCGCTCGGAGCATCCCAATATTCATCACTACAAGGAACCATTGGAAAATCGTAACCATCAACGCTGATTTCTTGAATAGTGTCATTGTCCGTAGGTGGCGTTGACAGTAAAACTATCTTTACAAATGGGGGCGGTGCAATACTAACGCCACGTAGTACGTTTAATCTTTTGTTTGCCCAATAAGTAGAAGAATAGGTTTTACGTAAATTTTTGCTAATAATCAAATTACCAATATCGAAATAAGGCGGATCTCCGATTCCGATGGTTTTGGTAATTTCATTAGTGCCAAAATACCAAAGATTGCTACTCGTGTCAGCGATCGCCACTCCTATGGGGGTATCCCACGCAGTAGTAGGATTAGCAAATTCCAACTCGGCAACATTGGCAATTTCTCGGTTACTAGCATTTCCCCAATGAGTTGTGAGTAATGAGTAAGGAGCGTAGCCAGTGCCAGATATTGAGGTATATGTTCCGGTGATAGTTGGCACGTCCTTGGTAAGATGAAGTCTCAGCCCGCCACTGGGATAAGCGAAGGTTTCACCGCGTAAAATTGATAATTCTTTATGAGCTAAATACTCTGATTGCCCCTCAGCCATCGTCGTTTCGCTCCAATTCAAAAATGATTTGCATTAAACACCTCTTCTCTCGTCTGGGCGACGACGTAAAATTAAGTTCCATGTCAGTGGCAATTCATCAATAGAAACAAATTCAACTTCAAAACCGTCCACAATTCGATTTAGCAATAATTGAGAATCAATAAAGTAAGAAATACCCGTACCTACAATCAATTCACGAAGGTAACGGCGACTAATACCGCTTACTTGTAAATCGTCAATTTTGATTTGAATTTGACTGCCGTTAAACGCTTCGGCTAAGTACGGAGGAACGCGATCAATGATTGGCTTTGGGTCAATCTCGAAATAGTCAACCCGCGTCTTCTCTTCTCCAGGCGCTACCCAACGCCTTTGGATGACAAGCGATCGCGCTGTAGCAATTCCAAAAGCGCCAGCAAGTGGGGCAATGGAGTCACGCAAGGCAATCATCTGCTCAATGTAGGTAGTTTTGGGGCGAGTATCTTCTGTCATGGCTCAATGCCTTCGTCAACTCCCTCAACAGCCATGCCCAACTTCTGAGCTATTTGATAAAGAAAAAACTGTTTGTGATGCCCTCCATCTGTTTGTAATCCTTGCATTACCAACAAGGCTAATTGACTTAAATCTTTATGAGATATCGATGGGGATTTTAACATTAGACTACAAATCCGCTGACAGGCAATGACTGCCGTAATTGCAAAAACTGTTGCCCCCACACTGTACCAGTCAACCATGAGTCAGAATCCATCCGATTGTTACTATCTCGCCCTTTGGCATTTTGCACAGAGCTAGAAGCGATCGCCCCCACCTGTAGCCACCTCATCGCCAAGATATGTGCCGTTACAAGTGATACAGCTTGGCTATAGTTAAGTCCCCATACTTCAACAGGGCAGTAAGCGATCGCGCTTGTAATAGCTAACCGAATTTTTGGCTCACTAAGAGTTTGAAACTCATCATACTCAGCAAGGAATGCAGAAGGCGTAAGCATTAGTCTCCCTTTTCCTCAATATCTTTCGGCGGCGGAACGTTTGTTGCTGGAGTATCAACTTTTAATTGAAGAGCGATCGCGTCTAATACCGCCCTCCGAGTCTCGATTTTTTGCCATCCTTGCAGCAAACTGAGACTGTAGGTTTTTTTGACAAGGGCGATCGCTTCTGACTGATTTTTGGGCAAAGGAGGGGATTCTACCGCGGCCCCAGCAATAGAGGGTTGAGTTTGAGAAATCACCCTTAAAATACCTTCTTCTATGCAATAATTCACCGGCTTGCTTAGATTGTCATGAGCGAGTACTTCTTCCCAGTCGGCAGATGGGTAAGCCTTTACGCCGGGGACAAAAGTAAGTTTGCCAATAATGTAAGGATTGCTCCGAGATGGGTAAAAAAGGGCAGGACGATACTCAATAAGGGTTTGGCTCAAGATAATCCCTCCACAATTACGGCACTTAACGGTTGAATCATAGTTGTCCCGCCAAATCGCTCGTGGCAGTAAATAATTACTTCTTTGCCGCGATCGTCTGGGGGAAGCTGCTCAAAGTCGCTAGGGATATCGAGAACCACACAGTCAGGGTTACGAACGTAAAAAATCATGACGTTGCTGCCGTTGATGCCAGCGCCCTCGCATTGACTACACCAATCCACAAAGTCAATATTTGGGTTGGCTTTGCGAAACAGATCCATTAAGAAAGTGTCAGACTGCTCTGATCGAGAAGTACTGCTCAAGAATCCGTGATCCTCTTTGGTCATTAACACAGCTGTCACTTCAAACTCTGCAAGATACCAAGGAATCCTTGCCCAGTAGTTAAGCCTATCTAGTTTGGTTTGATTAGAAACCAAGGAATCAGTAATTTTGATGTCACTCAGGACTCGCGGGGTTGTCGGGTACGTAAGCAACCCTTTCAAGTCAGAACTAGGATCGCCCAGATATGCAAGGGTATTTTCTGACTTCATGATGAACCGCTTGGCAGACATTGCCTTACGGTCAGTCAGATTACGCCCAGCCATTGCAGCCGATCGCACTTCCTGGAAATTATACCCGTAACTGTCTCCAAGAGGTCGCACCTCAACGCGAGTGCGCTTGGCAACAACATCAACGCGAGGCCAATCATCAGAATAAGAGTTGATGATTTTTGCCATCCCCACTTCTTCGTACATATCGTGGGAGATGGTTTCAGCTGCTGGCCCGCCCTCACGAGATACAGGAATATGCATCCTGCACTTGTACTCAGGGATCTTCTTTTCGTAAACTTGGGTGCGGACATACTCTAATTGATTGTCCAAAAAGGCGCTTTCGCCTTCGTCTAAAACTTCTCTAATTGTTGACATTGTTGGGAATAGGGAAGGGGAAGGGGGAAGGGGTAAGGGGGAAGGGGTAAGGGGTAAGGGGGAAAGGGGAAGGGGTAAGGGGGAAGGGGTAAGGGGTAAGGGGGAAAGGGTAAGGGGGAAGGGGTAAGGGGAAGGGGTAATCTATTAATCCTTTACCCTGCGCCGGAGGCGATTACCCTTTACCCGTGCCAAAGGCACTCTTCCTTTACCCTGCGCCGGAGGCGCTTACCCTTTACCCTTTACCCGTGCCAAAGGCACTCTTCCTTTACCCCTCTTCCTAGGGAGTTATCACTTCAAAAGTTTCTGTGCCATTGAGAAAAAGCTCTGCTATTTCAGTGCCGCTAGTTACCCATTTAGCGCCAACGAGTTTTACTCGTCCCGTGCCAGAAGCGCCAGCAAAGCCGCCGATTTTGGTGAACGCGCCGCTAGTTGATAAGCGGATACAAACATCGGAATCAAGTGTTACAGCAGATTCCACGGGAACCCATACTGAACCTAGCTGCACTACTGCCATTGGTTCTGTGTGGCGATACTCGGCTTTGTACTCTCCGGTGTCGGGGTAATATTGCTGGGATTTGTGATTGTGTAAAGTTACACCCAAAAATTTTTGCGCCGCGTCTGTTGCAAGACGGGCCACGTTTTCTGCATCACTTGTTGCCCTAGATACTGCTAGTCCAAAACCAATTGAGGAAGAATTTGCAGAGGCAGTGGTTAGGGCGATCGCGTATCCCGTACCACCGCCAGCGATGGAAACATCAAATGGTACCCCAGGATAACCAGTGAGCGTAAAGGTTCCAGCACCCGTGGAACGAGCAGTTACACCCAGCCCAGAAAAGTTAATTTCGGCAATTAATCCATCGCGGATTTCTGTAGCTGTGGCGGTAGCGTCTGATGTGTAAGTAACAAGAACACCGTCAACAATCACTTTATAATCGGTGCTATTAGCAGCAGTACCTACAGTAACTGTGTTTACCTGCCTCACCTGATTTGAAGCATTAATTAATGTAGCAATGCCTCCGGGAATACGGCGTGCGCCTTGCATCCCAGCGATCGCTGGTGGAGATTCGATTCTGTCAATTAAAGGCATAAGCTTTTGTCATTAGTCATTGGTCATTGGTCATTGGTCATTGGTCATTGGTCAAATGACTAATTAGTTACCATCCAGGCTTTCTCATCTTCTTGCATAGCTTTCATACGAGAGTCCTTGCTGTTACCTGCATTGAACGCATTTTGCACGGCATTCATTAAAGGCTTGGTAGTATCCTTTTTGGGCTTTTTGCTATGGAGCATAAAGTTAAATGAGCCATCAATAGCATCATTTGTATACTCGTCAAGCTTCAGTCCGGGATTGGCATTCTCAACAGCTGCTCGTTTTATTTCCACAGCAGTCATTTTTGGATCTGGACTTTCAGCTAAACTCTTGGGGAGAAATGGCCTAGCTTTCGTCCATGCATCAAACCGAGCGGAGACTTCACTAGCGATCGCCTCATCAAAAGTTTGCTTGTGATGTGCTAAATCTGATTTTGCGGTGGTTGCGTCAGTTCGCAATTGCTCGGAATCTGTCTTCAAGTCAGAATTTTGTTGACGCAATTCCGAGATAGTTCTATCCCTGTCGTCAACCCGCGCTTCTAACTCAGTGATTCGTCGCTTAAGTTCATCTTCACGTTTTACTGTTACCGTCTCAGTTTTAGGCAAAGAAGTATCAGTTTTATCGGTTACTACTGTCTCTGTTGTTATTCCTTTAGTCATATCAATTTCACAATAAGCATCGTCTAATTTAGATTGAAAACTTTTTGGCTTTAGGGGTGGGCTGCTCCACACTTCTCTGCGAGAGGCTACGCCAACGACTTCGCTCAGTGCAAGTGTATCGACATGCATTTTTACGTCCTCTCCCGCCCGACCTAATTCAACAGAAGAGACGTGATTGCCGCGAATACGCCGTTGAATAGCATCGTATTTTTGCCCTCTCCACGTGCCTGGAGTAAAATCTAACTCGCACCCATAGCCAGCACTAAGTTGCTGTTTTTTGCCACTAGCGATTTCGTCAATTACTTCCTGGTCGGTTACATTAATAGCTACTCGCACAAATCCACGGTCATAAAAAACAGTAGAGTCAGTCGAGCCAGTTTGATATAGTTTGGTATTTTTACTATTTAGAAATTCTGGAGGGTGAGTATTTGTATGAGGTTTTAGTCCAAAACTTGCAAGGCTTTCTGGATCGCTTACTTCTTCTGGTAGCCTCAATTCACGCCGGGGCGTGCCATCGGCATTATAATAAGTTTGCACTCCGACGCGGGCGATCGTCCCCCATGCTCTCAAGTAGCCTTCGGGAGTTATCTCATATTTAGTAATGCCTCCTGTGTCAAATCGAAGTTCCATTAGTAAAGTTTGTTACTATTGAAATCGATTTTTGCACAAGGGCGAAGTAACTTGTATATAAATAGAATAATTACAAGAATATCAAGTGAATTATGTATGAACCTTGTGTGTATTTATCACTGAACTTAGAAAATATAACAGCAAGGAAACTTTACAGGTTATCTAAAATTAAACAACTCTCAATTATTAACTTAGTGGAAGAAATAGTTGAGCGATACTTGGTAAATATCCAGGTTGATGTTTGGAGTGTGGGGGAAATCAAGCGCCCTAGTATTGAACAAGAAAATATTAGAAAAGAAATTGGTTCAAGGATAGCTTGTCTTCGACAGATTAATTGTTTAAGTCAAAGAAGGTTGGGTGAAATTGTAAATCTTGACCAACAAAGTATGTCACAGATTGAGTTGGGTAAGCGGAGGCTAGATATTGTAGAGGCGATCGCTATCGCTCAAGTATTAGGCGTGGAGTTGAGTGAAATCATATAATTGCAACATTGAGCTACGTGTAAAATAATTGCTCTTAACGCAATAATAAGACTTTCAACAATTCTTCAGGAACAAATTGTTCCTGAAGTAGGCGATCGCCCACTAGTAGTTCGCTTTCGTGACTTGGCTGGGCAAAGGGTAAAGGGGAAGGGGTAATTTTAAGAGGGGTAAAGGTTAAAGGGAAAGGGGGAAAGGAAGAATCTATTAATCCTTTACCCTTTACCCTTTACCCTTTACCCTTTACCCTTTACCCTTTACCCTTTACCCTTTACCCTTTACCCTTTACCCTTTACCCTTTACCCTTTACCCCGCCGCAGGCGCTTATCCTTAACCCTTACCCCTTCCCCTTTCCCCAGCCATCACGCAGCATTTTTGGGTTGGCAGACTACTAGCTTCTCTGAATCAACATCCCCAAATCATACAATTCCTTCCTAGCTGCTTGCGTATTTCCAGAAGCAACATCTTTGGGGTTGGGAGTAGTAGGGAAGTAATTATTAATTGGGGTTGCAATTGTCACCGTGGCAGGCGTTGACAGCTTTTGTTGTACTAACTGCACTAAGCTATCTACAGCAGTTCCTAAGCTACTCACAGCTTTGTCTAACATTGGCATCACCTTGGGTAGCTCAATAGCCGGCAGTGTAGGCGCAACACGATTCTGTACAATATTTGCTCGATACTGCTCTAGCGGCGTGAGCGATCGCCCCCTATTAGCCTCGTTGAAACTATCCAATCGAGTAGAAGCTTCCCCCCGATCGCTAGTACCAAAAATTCTAGACCTTGCCCGATCCTGTAATGCTCTTAATGCACGACGGCGATCGCCCCTATTCGCAATTGCGTTGGCTGCTTCAAATTCGGCACGAGTGATATTAGCGCCCGACTGCAAATCTTGGGTTTGGCGGCGCAATTGATTAGTTTGGGTGTTAGTGGCGCGTTGCCCTGCTAAGAATTGTGCTTGCTGCTGTAAACCTTCCCCTTCTGCTGTTGACGCGACTACGCCTAATCGAGCCGCTTCTATCTGCTCCGGAGTAGCCCCGCTCCCCTTGGCAGAAACCTTGGCAAGTTCAGCTTGTGATTTAGCAGTATCGGCGCGGTTCCTAATTTGAGCGATCGCGTTCTCAACTTCTAATCGGCGTTGAGCTTGGTCTGTTTGTTGAATTTGTAATTCCAGTGATTGGCGATCGGATTCTGCTTGGAGTCGGGCAGATTGCAATTTGATATTGGCAGCAGCTTCTGCTAATTTCTTCTTTTCACGCTCACCTTTGGCAGTTTCTTGTAATACCTGAAACTCTGCATCAACGTAGCTACCCAACGCAGAGCGTAGATTCTTTTGAGCATCGAGTAACTGATTTTGCAGAGACAGGGATTTCTCTAAGGCAGAATTAGCTAGAAGCTCAGTATTGAATGATTGGGTAGCTGCGGTGGCACGGTTGGCGATCGCTCTTGTGACTCTATCAACTGCCCTTGCATAAGCAGCATATACAGCTTCCTGCTGTGATTTCTCATTCTGAAGCAGCTGTAATTGTAAATCACTAGTACGGATACGACTTTGCCGAATCTTAGTTTGCCGTCCCTCCTCTTCTATAGGGTCATCGTATTTGGGGAAATCTTGAAGTTGCTGTAATTTACTGCGTTCAAGCTCTAATTCTTTTTCAATACCAGTGCGGGCAACTTTGAGCGTTTCCGCTTGAACATCCTCTTGCTTAATTACGCGAGAGTTGACCAGCTTTTGTAAGTCTATTTCTCTGCCTTTGGTAGCAAGAGTAGTTAAGTCGGTGGCTTTTTGTTGCTCTCTTTCTAATTGTGCTAGCTGGGCATCAACAAATGCTTTGCGGGCTTCAGTACGCTGCTGCAATATTTGTGATTCTTTGGCTTTGACCTCTAATTGAGCATCAATATCAGTTTTTGATATAGTGGCAGACTTGGCTTTTAATACGGCTAATTGGTCATCCAAATAAGTTGTGCGAATAGCATACTGCTGCTCATTAAATTGAGTTTCAGTAAGTAGTCCTTTAGATTTTGAAGCAAGGGCGATCACTAGTTCCCCGTCAGCACGTTTTTGACTAAGTGCGAGCCGTTGGTCAAATGCAGTTTTTTGAGCTTCTTTAATATTGGCGTTAGCTTGGGCTTCTTCTACCGCTAGCGCTTCCAAACCTTCCTTATCGGTTTTGCTTAATGCCTCACGGCGCTGTTTAATGTCAGCAAGCTGCTCATCACCTTTTTGCTGCTGAATTACTAGGCGGTCTTGGAGTAACTTTTCTTCGGTTATGTTTCCGGCTTTTTGCTTGCTTTCTAAAATAGTTTGGGCTTCATCAAAATCTTTGAGGCGACGATCGCGTACTTCTTTAATGCGATTTGCATCATTATTAGCTAAATTAACTTGAGCTTGATTTGCGTCTTTTTCAACAGTTAATAATTCTTCCTTAAGCTCTTTCTCTTGTTTAGCATCTAGCCCCTTTTTGCCTGAGTTTTGCAACCTCTGAGATTCTGCTAATTGATTTTTGATATCAATCATCCTAGCGTTATTCAACGCAGACATATTGATATTATGTTTTTGTTCTGATTCGTATTCCCTGTCTTTAACTGCATCATCAGAAATCAAACCACGGGCGCGTTCTTTGGCGGTAGATAAGTCACCACGAGATTTATAAACTTCTGCTAAGTTTTTACCTTTTTTGAAAGCCGTTTCAGACTCCAGTACTGCTTTGTTGAGAGCATCTTGAGCGGCTGCGGTAGCTTCTGCTTGTGACTGAAGTTTGAATAACTGACCCTTGAGTAATTCAGAAGTTTTAGCTGTATTTACTCCGCGTTTTGCCTGTTCGTCTAAGCCATTAGTGAGTAAATCGATCTGCTCTTTGGTAAGAGGTATTTGTTTATTTAGTTGAAGAAGAGCTTGATTATATTTAGAATCTAGTTTCGCGTCATTGTCAGCCGCATCTATCTGAGCTTGAGATACGCCGTTCAATGCATTAGCTAGCGCTTTGGCTCCATCTTCCGCCACAATCATTCCTACAGCAAGAGCTGCCAATGATGCAATTAAGATGGGGTTAGCGGCTACTGTAGCTAACATAGCCCTTGCGACAAAAGGTAGAGTAACCGTTGCAAAAGTAAGTAGCAATCCACCTAGAGCCGTGATGCTAGGAATCAATGCAACGAAGGTAGTCAATGCCAATGCTGCAAAAGCAGATTGAACTAGTTTGGCATTCTTTTGCGTAAAATCCATTGAACTTGAAAGGGCATCAAAAACAGCGATCGCTGCTGGGGCGATCGCGTCTCCAACTTGTTTATTCAAGTCAGTAAATGAATTTTGTAATCTTTGTAAAGATGCAGCAGCCGTTTTAGTTGCTCCATTAACACCACCCGCAGTCTCTGTTGCCAATTGATCGGCGAACTTAGAAAGGTCATCTAGCCCAACCTTGCCACCTTCTAGCAGCTTGTTAAGCTCTGAAGTGGAAACGCCCATTGCACGAGCGAATATTTGCACTGCTCCGGGAATTCGTTCACCAAGTTGGCCACGAAGCTCTTCTGCCTGCACAGAGTTCCCACTTATACATTGTTTCCCATTTTTTCTTACGTGTAACGTTGTATTTGGGACTTCAGCGCAAAATACATCATCGTCAAAATCAACCCAAGTCAAATGTTCTGGCAGCACAAGAACTTCTTGACTGCTTCCGCCTGCAAGGTATAAGTAAGGTTTGTTTTGTAACTCGCTTGCGCGGATAATTATTAACTCTTCTGAACTATCGGGATCGCGCACAACCATCCGGTGATCGGGTGTGACAAGCAAATCAACATCAGGTGACGCAACGCGCAGCATCTTCCCCGTGTGCCGATAACGAATTAATCGAGTAGGTGACTGATAGCTGACAACTTTTGTTTTTAGGTCGATAGTTGCAAATCTGTGATTGAGTGTAGCCTCTTCCCAGTAAATCCAACCAACATCAGTCAAAACCTCGGTTTCTCCGTCATAGCATCCTTTAGAAATAATTTGCTCGACTGCCAAGAACGCGCCTTCCGTTTGGTCGGCGGTAAGATTGTATACCCGCGCTGCTTGAGCAACCCCCGTGAATATTTTCTGAGTTCTAGCCCCCTCAATTGAAGTTCCACGAGCGGCGGCGGCAAGTCCAGTGAATCCTTTGATTGAGGCTTCCAAGGGGAGGGAGAGTCTATCTACTTCTTTCCTGACAAACTCTAAACCTTGCGCTCCTTCCCCGCCTGTTGCAAAGTTTAATGACTTTTCTAGTGCCTCAAATCTTAATGAGGTCTGAAATGCAGTGACTGCCAATTGCTGTAATTGCTGCTGCACAACATTTACAACTTGAAATGCCAAGAATCCCTTGACCAAAGAAAAGACATTCTTCAATAGTCCCGGCATTTTGAGATTAAGGTCAGCAAGAAATCCGCCACCTGCGGGTGTTTGCCCCAATAACTCCAAGGATTTTCTAACTTGCTGATTATACTGATTTAACTGTGTAAGGTCTTTATCAGAAATATTCTTTTGAGAGGCGATCGCCCCACCTTGATTACTCGCACCGCGCAAATCATTGGCAACGGGTTGCAGTCGCTTACCACGAGCAATAGCAGGGTCAATTTCTGCGACTCGCGCTTTGTCTGCATCTACTTGCGTCCCCAATTGGTTTAGTTGCCCAGAAAGGCGCTGCAAGTCACCCGCCGTCAAGGGCGGCACTCTTCCCTCTTTCGCTGCCCGAACTTTAGCGATAATTTGCTGAATGCGTTTTTCATTTTCAGCAATCTGCTTTTGCAATACCTTGGATTCAGTAACAGATGCTTTCCCGATCGCTATCTGTGAATCCAAATCGACTAATATCGCTTGAGCTTGCTGATTTAGAGCTTGAGCTTGCTTCCTACTACCTGAAGTGCGGAAATCCTGGAATTCAGTACGCAGATTATTAAATACTTTGCCAACACTCGGAATTTTAGCTTCTGGTCGTTGCTCAGCAATATCTACAGGTGCAGTTTGATCGATGCCGTAACTACGGAGGCGATCGGTTTGTTTTTTTTGCTGCTGTTGTTGGTTGTATCGCGCACGAGCTTCAATCTCGGATACCTGTTGATTAATCTGTGCTTCTAGTTGCTTGAGTGCCTGTTGTGCTTTCTGAAATGAGGCTTCTGAGCTTTTATTGATTGCTTGGTTTTGTTTTTGAGCAGATGTATCAAGCTTTGATTGAGAAGCACGAATCACTGCTGATGTTTTTTGTACCGCAACATCAGCAGTGATTATCCCAGCAAGCATTTGTTTATTAATCTGTTGAATCAAAAGCTTGGTTTGGGTATTTGCCAATTCTGCATTTTGCAATAATTGCTGAATCTGAGGTTCAGCAGGTAGCAAGTCTTTCACCCGTTCATCCCTGCGGGACTGAGCATCTTTAAATGACAAAGGCGAATTTTCTCGAATTCTTTCGTCACGGCGGGAGCGAGCGCCACTAAAAGATAAATCCATCTTGGATTGGCGCTCATTTCGGCGGGATTGGGCATCAGCAAACGACAGTTGTGATACAGATTCGCTTCGCAGCCTTTCGTCCCTGCGAGACTGGGCGTCGCTAAACGAAAGCGCGTTTGTTGCAGGGATTGAAAATTGTAAGTTTGCTACAGATTGAGCAGAAGATGTTTTTGAGGTTACTGAAGACGAACTTAGTGAAGTTAATCTTGACTGTGCGGCAATTCGTTGTTTACCTAGTGTGGCGATCGCGCTCCTCAAGAAATTCCGCGTTTCTTGGTCTATGTCTTGTGCCAATGCTGAAGCATAGACTTTTCTCGCTTCTGTTATACCGTCCAATACTAAGCGCAGTGTAGCAGCAGATTCAGGATCTCCTTTTTTCTTGGCCGCAGATTTGATACCTTGCCCCAGATAGCGATTAGTTTCGGTGACTTCTTGCTTGATTCCAGATAATGGCAGCTTGAGTAATTCAGATGCGTCTTGCTGAATTTGAGGATCGACTTTTGAGAAAGTGGGAATTCTAAAAGATAATTCTTCTGGCTTTACTTGCTGTAAAAGCATTTGCCGCAGATCGGCAACCTTCTTGTTGGAGTAACCGCTAATGCCACTTGAGCGGGCGATCGCGGTAAGTTGTTTTCCGGTTAATTGTTCTAAATTGGCTTTGTTTTCAGCAGTCAGATTGTTGAATAGTTGCTCCTGAGCTTTGGTGCGAACGCTATTAAGCTCCCGCTGGCGTTCGGTTAATTTAGTTTTGAGTGAAGGGATATTTTGTGGAGCAGAGATGCCTTTGACGTAATTCAGAATTTCTTGTCCGTAGCGATCGGCAAAAGTATAAGCGTCCATTTCTGTTTTTTGGACTACCGTTCTTTGCTCAGGCGATGCCCCCTTCGATGCTATATCTGTCGATCCTTTGATTCTGCCCTGTAATCTAATGAGTTCTTCGTCATTTGGACGGACGTATTTTACACCCGTACCTTGCAGATTCTTGCCATAATCAAACTGTAAAGCGTGACGCAGTTCGTGAGAAATTAACTCTATAAGCTCTTTACTTACTTGCCCTGAAGCAAGCTTTTTGTAATCTTCCGCGCCAACATTTATCGCGTTAGTCTGCTTGTTGTAAGAGCCAAGATTGGCAGTCTTAATACGTGGATCAACTGTCAGACTAGGGATATCAGAACTCTTGATTTTTTTGCCCGATAATTCCCCAACTTTCTCTATTATTCTTTGGTAACTTTGAGGCAGGCTAGGTTGATTACTTGAAAAAACATCTGGGAATAACTGGTCTGCTACTGGCGAAGCTTTCTGTTTAGTTCCCGTAGCTTGCCGCACCAACTTAGCTTGAGCAGCCACGTAATCCCGATCCGATGATTTGACATTGGCTTTCTCTTGTTGCTTTTTACCCCTAGCCTTTTGCTTTTGACTAGCAGCATTTGCAGCAGCAGCTATTTCAGATTCAGCTTGGTCTATCTGGTCAATTACTTGCTTGCGCTGTTGAATAGTTTCTTTTAGCAAATCAGATTTTTCTTGGTCTGATGCAATGAAGTTAAGCTGGAAATTATAGTCATCAACTAAATTTTGTAGTTGTTTTTTATAAACTGCAATATCTTTTCTTAGGTTTTGAATGGTAGCAATATTGCTGCCAATGTCACTGGTTATAGTATTAATTACTTGGTCAAATTCCTGATTAACTTTTGCAGTTCGTTCTCTGATTGCTGCAATTTCAGGTTGTTTTACTCCAAGTAGTTCTAACTGAGACACAATTGGTGAAACGGGCGCTGACAGTCGCTTGATTTTCTCTTGAATAGTTTGGCGCTGGCGAACTATACCAGTAAGAGATTGCGAAGATTTGGCATACTCAACCTCTAGCTTTGCTAACTCTTGAACAGTCGCGGGCGCTGATTGTACCTGTTTTGCAACTTGCGCCCTGAGCGTATCGTCAATTTTTGTTCCCTGAGATTCCAGCTTTTTGAGTATCTGCTCTTGCTTTTTAGCTAGTTGCTCACGTTTGGAAGTGATCGCCCCTTGTGCGGAAGTTACCCGTTCTTGCGCTGCCTGCTGTTGAGTACCTAGCTGCGCGTCCTGACTGCGTAATTGTGCAGCTTGCTGCTGTCTTTGAGGCGTGGTAGCAACAAAATCTGCAAGTTGAGTTCCTAATTCTCGTCTTGCAAGGGTGAGACTTCCCTGCTGCTTCTGCCCTTCTCGTGCTTTTTGAGATTGAGAAGCAATGAGAGCGTCACTTTCGCCAACAGTAGTCGTTAAAAATTGTTTAAAATCCTGCTGGGCTTGCTTTACAGATTCTTTATTGAATAGTGATTTAGCAAGTTTCCCCCCAATGGTGTTACCAAGGCGCGGTGCTGCGTTAGTAACAAGTTTTTCACCCAGTAGTTCAAAGCTACCAATAACAGGCGCGGTCTGCTTTTCTATTCCCTTAGCTAGTCCCTGCCCCAATTTGGCGGACATCTCCCGCCCAACACCTTCTAATGCACCAGTGGCAATTTTTTGAAACGGAGAAGCGATCGCCCCTATAATCCCGCTAAATGCAGAAGGCTTAATTTTCTCAATAGACTTGCCAACCTTCTCACCAATATCATCTCCCAATTTGGCGGTGACGCTACCAAAAGCAGTTTTCAGACTTACTGTAAGAGATGGGGTAAGAGTATTAGGGTCAATATCGGCTTTGATTTTGACAGGCCCAATGCCTGCGTTAATTCCTAAAGATTTTAGCTTTACTGGAATTTCCAAAGGAGTAAATGACCCAGATAAGTTTTCAACCTTGCGGCTAAATGCCTCAGAGTCCAGCTTTAGCTGCACGTTGATCCCAACTCTTTTGTCAGCCATACTGGACTCCGGGGAATACTAAATTGTTAACTATTAACTAATGACTAATGACTGAAAAAATAAAACGTGGGTGGATTGACTGGACTGTAATTGGGATAATGCTCTTCATCCCTGTATCACTTGCCGCGATCGCCATTGCCTACCCACGACCTGAGACAAAACCTGAGTGTATCCACCGAGCAACTAAGGAGATACGCGATCGCTACTACCACGCTGGGAAATTAACCATCAATGCAACGGAAGAGATAGAGGCGATCGCCTCTGAGATTAAATCAAAGTGTCCTTAAAACGCTGCGTGATGGCAGAGCAAAGGGGGAAGCGCTTCGCGCAGGGGAAAGGTTAAAGGGGAATGGGGAAGTTTAAGAGGGGTAAAGGTTAAAGGGAAAGGAAGAATCTATTAATCCTTTACCCCTTACCCATTACCCTTTACCCCTTACCCATTACCCATTACCCTTTACCCTTCCCCCGCCGCAGGCGCTTATCCTTTACCCGCCAAGTCACGAAAGCGAACTACTAGCTTCTTTTGCCGACTTGAGTAGCCTGAGTTCTTCCCTCAGTTCCTCAAGTTCTGTTTTCCCATTAGTTACCGGAGTGGATTCAATTGTGACAATTCCCTCTTCTTCGTAGTTGGGGTTGAGGAACTTGTCAATTATTGTCAATCCTTCGGTATGTTCAGCGATCGCCTCTTGATCGCCTTTAGATTTAGCTTCCTCAAGTTTTTGTACTCGGTAGCAACGAGCGCAATTGAGGATAATATCGTTAATTTCCTCTGGCTCAACTGTTGAATTCCAAAGGAAAAATTCTTCATCGCCGTCGCCTTTAATAATTATTTCGTCTGAAATAGTGGGGACAATGACTTTTTTAATTGTCTTGGCAGATTTAGAAAGTAAATCAACGTCGCCCAAGTCACGCAAGCACTCAGTTAACCCCCGAAAGTAGATTTTGGAAACTGGTTCTACTTTATATTGCTTATTTCTAATATTAATTGTATTAGTCATTTGCTCCTCGTATCAAACTTTCTAATTGAGTCTTGACTATAGCAGCGTCTATCTCTTGCTCTGTCACAGTACAAATTTCTGCTTGCTTCAGTAAGGAAAGGGCTTCTACAACATTTCTTAAAGACTCGGATGCTAACGGCTGATTGGATATATCCGCACTAAGCATTTGTGCAGATTGCGAAACCAAAACTTGAATTAATAATTTTTTGTAAGTTACCTGAGACATTGTTAAATTAATCAACTCCTATATTTTGATAATAGCTACTTCTATTTTGTTGTTTCCACTCATCAAACCGAGTTTTCAAATATTCATTCATCCGCTCTTGTGGGTCACGCCGCAACTCATTCAATTGCCCAATCATAGCATTGATCATTTCCGCATCGAATCGCGTCCATAGCTGCCACGCCCCATCAATTGATTCATCAATATTTACCAGAGAAGCAAACAAGTCAGCGTCAGCCAACCCACTAGATTTAATTGGAATATCGCTAGGTGTTAACTCTTCCCCTTCTGCCTTCTGTCTCCTGCCCTCTGCCTTAAATGAGTGCAACTCAATCAGCTTACAAGGCGCAATTTCCCCATTCACTACTTGCGCCAAAAACAGCGATTCAAAATCAGTTGATGAGAGCGATCGCACCTCAAACCCAAAACACCCAGGTTTATCAATCCGGGGAAGTAGCGCCGCGATTCGTTCAGCTACTTGGATGACAGATTCATCAATTTTGTAATTAACTTGCCACTTTTGATGCAAGTAGTTTAATAACAATTCAAATGATGGCAGCAAGTTTCTTTTTGCAGGGGCGATGACAGCAAAATCATTATCCCACTCAATTATTAAACTACGCATAAAGACTAAGGGAAAGGGCAAGCGCCTGCGGGGGGGGGTAAAGGGTAAAGGGTAAAAATTAAACCTTTACCCTGCGCCGCAGGCGCTTCCCCTTTAACCTTTCCCCCTCTTAAATTTCCCCCTTCCTTAAGCTGCATCGGCGCACTGTCTTGCTTGTCCTAAATATTTAACTTTCACTGGCAAACAACCAGTACCGTTATAGGTAATCCGCAGTGTTACTTGGATTTGGCTTTCATTCAAGTTAATTTCACCGTCTGATTGGTCAACGATCGCCTCTGGGTATTCAAAGGAAACTATCTTTAAATCATTCTGAATTACTACAAATGTTGGCTTGAATCGGTTGAACAATCCTTCAGCTAGCGCTACTCCACCAGTGGCGATCGTGTAAGGGATTTCGTAGGAGACAAATTTACCAATCAAGTCATCAGTGAATTTTAATGCCCCATTTGCACCCACTGCAAAAGATAATGTAGCTGTGTCAAGGTCAATGGTGGCGAATGTGCCTTGAGTTAGTGGGACTGAAAGGTTGTTTTCATCCAAGTAAGAAGCGATCGCCCCCTCAACATCAGCCGTTACGCCAAACCCTTCTTTACCCGTGGTTGCTGCTGGGTAGGTATTGCGATCGACTTGTACACCGTTACGAGCCAAGTAGGCAGGCAATCCAGCGACTGACTCAAATCTATATCCAAATTTCATTCCCAATGTTGCAGGAGTCTTTTTGGGAAAAGTCATCTGGATTCTAGGGTTGCGCTGCCTAGGATATAAATCCACCAATTGCATCTCGCCTAGTGGCGTAACGCTCATAGTTTCTTCCATTTCAATCCCTTGATCAAAAGTGACTTCGCTGGGATTAGGAAGAACAATAAGCGGATTTGTCGGATCTTCAAGGTCACGGAGGATAACATCCGTGACCATTTTCGTTCCGGTATATAGCTGGTTAGGCATAGAATATAAAAATACAGGATTAAGTTTATATTATTGGAGGCGATCGCCTAATCGTTCTCTCAAGAGAGAAAATTACCTGAATATCGCGTAACTTTAATTACTAATATCTCGTTTCAAAATATCGTCAAAGGCTTCTACCATTTCCCCTTGAATGATGAATTCAAGCTCAATCAAATCATTCTCGTCTACAAACAAAACCCCGTCTGGCGAGTATGGCCCTTTCTCTTGAAAAAGCATTTCCACAAAACCCGCGTAAAATTGCTCAGACCACACCCGTAATCCAGAGTCATCAATCTTGATATTCTGAGTGTAGTCAGTAAACATCGCTGTGGTGTCAATCCCAAATAGCGAGCCTTCCTCAATGATTGTGCCGTTGCGCTTCCTTCTGCCAATACTACTAGGTGCGTAGGGCGTTTCTTGGGCGGCGCGAAGGTATCTAGCGCGTGTCTTAGTACGATAGTACTGGTAAAATCTGCGATAGATATCAAGGATACCTAGTTTGCGAACTTCCTTGAGTCGTTGGGCGAATTGTTTGAGATTGGCAGTATCGACGTAGACGGGATATTGTTCAGGCATCTGAAGAGATTGTGAATAAAGTACCAATATGTTTAATTATTTCTTCTTTTGCCACAAAGAAATAACCACCTTCCCTGCGGTACTTACATCCTGCGTTATCCAACACAGATGCTGTTTCATTGGCTCCCCACTGAGAATGATGCACAAAACCATCCGCTGCCAAAAATGAGGGCAGAAGCGTTGAGGTTTTTGAGTATTCCACAAAACCCATTACTACGCCTGGGAGTTTTAGAAAAACAGTATCAATGTTCGCAAAATTCATAGTGCGATCACCTCTCAATACAACCAATCTTCAGTTTTCAAAATACGGTATTCTGCAATCGATGGCAGATTCTCTATTTGCAGCCATTCAACTGTATACATAAAATCAAGGCTGCCAGAGTATTCTTCAATCATCACCTCATACCAAATTCCTCCGCAAAGAATGCGATACCATTGGTAGTCTCCAAGTAATCCGTCAAGAAGCTTCATATCCTTGAGTGATCGCCTCTTCTAAACTAAGATATTTCAATTTGCAGTGACAACGGCTTTTGCATTCACATTCTCTACCGGGAAGGATAACTTCTTCAATTGGCACAACACCACGAGCGGCAATTCTTGGGCAAGAAAAACAGTGTTCTGCCGCACCTAGCAATCTAATAGCAAATGGCATTCCTGCGCGTCCTGCCGCCACTTTTTCACCACTAAAATATGACACTTTTGCGGCGTCAGCGTACATTGCAAGTCGGGCGTTAAACTGGGCAGGTGACATCTTGCCTTGGGTCAAGTCAACTGCAAAGTTGCGTAAATATTGATATTGATTCTTAAGTTCACGCCCAATTTCCAGATAATCAGACTTTTGCAAAGCCTTTTGTCCACCCACGCCCAATAAATACTGCTGAGTGTGAAGGATTTTCAAGGTTTCTGCTGTTTGCTGCTGCCAAGTTTTGAGATTAATTTTGCCATCTAATAGCAGTTGCCCCACGGTAGCTAAATCACCCTTGACGTACTCAATCCGTTTCTGGGTAAGAGCATAAACAGCTTCCTTGGAGATAAAGCGCCCCGTCTCTTTATTGCGGTAACGGTTTGAGTTTTTCTCCCACTTGAAAGCGGGGTTATCAGTCGCAGCGTCAAAAGTTAGCATCAACCATAGTTTCCAAAGTCACCGCCAGATCCGTAATCAGACATTGTGCCGCTATCCGATGAACTTGAGCTATCATTCATTATTGAATTGAGTGCGGCATTGTTAATGATTTCTGTAGTCAGATCTGGATTGCTTGCCGCAGTTGAAGAATTATTATTAGATGTTTTCTTCTTTTTAAACTTTTTATCTTGACTCATGGATTCATCCTCAATAGTACTCACGGGCAATATTAAACCTATTGCAATTGTCAATGTTTTTCAAAACTCATCTGTCGCGCCCAATCCGATCGGTAAAATTTTTACTTTCCTGCATTAACTCTTCAATAATGTCACTCCCATCTTCTTCGCTAATATCCTCATTGCTTAGTCTAGCCATGTGTGCCAAGATTGATGCGGCTCCAGCATAAAAAGCTCGTCTGGTTTCTTGCAATTGAACTGGCGAACAATTTTTAGGCAGAACTTGCGCTTCATAAGATTGCCATTGAGAACTAATAGTTAACTTGATTTTTTTGCGGTTACTCATTCAACTTTTTTACTCGGCGCTTAATATATTTGCATAACTACTTGGTGCAACCTGCTTCCAATTGGCAATCGCCTCTTGTACATCATTATCATCCACATTAGTGATCGCCTCAAACTCTTTCTCGGATAAAATATCTCCACCAATAGTTATTGCGTCAGCGTCAGTTCTTAGAGAGCGCAATTCATCAATACTGCTCTCTCTGATACTACCTAACATCTCTTCCGGCATGACTTCCAAATAGATAGCGCGGGCTTCTTCAATTGAGTCTACACCGATGACATACTTCTCCTCGTCAAACTCACCATTGATATATTGCTCAATTGCAAAGATTGAGGGCGATCGCAGGTTAGTTCCGCAGTAAACATCGACTGCCATCCCATCCGCACCTTTGGTCTTTTGAAAATGCCCATAAGCACTTGTGAGCATTTTACCGTGGCGCATTTCAAAGGGAAGATATTGCAAGCCAATTTTGAATCCCTGCCATTCAATAATTTTTTTAGCTGGGGTGGAGTCGTCAACTTTTGCAGTGCTAGGTGTTCCAAAACTGAAGTACAAGTTAGCCCAGTATTTGGGCTGATATGGGTCAGAAGCGTTGGCGAATGCCTTGTCGTCAGACATCGCCCCCGTATCTACGTCATTTTCACCGAAGTTTACCAGCTGCACAAATCCGTTTTTAGTGGCAAGAACTTGATAGTGATCGCCTACTCGATAAGGTTTATTTGGTGCGTAAAGCTTACCTTTGTACCGCACCCTGCCGCCCTCGCGCTTCAAACTGGCTAGCCTTACTGCGTCCGACCTTAGATGCTCATTATCCTCTATCTTCTGCTCTTCCTGTTCATTTTCTTCCTGTTTCGGGCTAGGCGCTTTACTCGATCCAGAAACCAATACGCTAGCTTCAACGTTAATTTTGTCAGCCTCGGCATAAATTTTGACAATCTCAGCTTTCTCTTTGGGTGACTCTGTATATAAGGCTATCCACTGCCATCCATGCACTGAATCGTCTTCGGATGCATCGTCTTCTGATAGCAGCAGTTTATTCAAGTATTCAATATTATCTGTAAATTTATCCTGTTGTGCCTCCTCAACCAAGTCATTGAGGTAGCGTTGCTCTCCGGTAATCTTACCGCTAGCATCAAGCCCTGCTGCAAATTGCCCAAATAGCACGCTTGCGGGTACGCCACTGGCAGCTACTAATTCGTCCTTGAGGCATTCTGCCGTCTCACTAACACCGCCAAGATTCATGCTAATGAAGTCCAGCTTCTCCTTTGTCAGGTCAGCAACATAGCCACGGTACAGGCTCATGCTGACTTGATTGGTTGAGAGGCGATCGCTTAACTTCCTTTCTGCTTCTTTTCCACCCTGCCAAAGCTTATCGAAAAGTCCATCTATGTAATGAACAAATATACTGAAATTGGTCAATACACGGGATAAAGATGCGTAGCCATTAAAAAATCGCTGCCACACATCAATAAATGGTTCAAGAACTGATGCACCATGCCCATTATTCCTACCACGTTCTCTCAATGGGAGTTCGTTACCAATAAATTCTAGTATCCTGCTTTTGTGAACTTTGTTATTAGCCTTGTAGCTATCAGGGAGGATAAGATTAGAAGTAGATAAAGTATTTGTATACAAACAATAATATTCAGGATTTATACGCTCATAATTACTGACACCATCAGGGTAAATCTGATATCTGTCAAGCACAATTAATTGCTCAATCTTTGATACATTGTCAATTTTTAGTGGTTGAGAATAGTCCTCATCCTCGTCATCGGCTACGATTAAAATATAAGCACTGCCGTATAAATTAGCCCAAGTCTGAGCTTGCTTAACTTTCTTCCTAAGTGATAAATCTTTATGGCGATTAGAAAGCCATTGAATCAATTTTATTTTAGACTCAAGTAGCTCCAAGTCATCTGAATATTGCACAAGATCGGATGAATACTTTTTCACCCGCTCCAGTATTGATTCTGATGATTCACCGTCAAACGTCAATTGTCCCCACTTACGGCACATAAGACGGGGCATGATTTCTACAACACGACGACAGGCCCATGAAGAGATGTAATAAGCGTCTAGCGCTTCGTTGGAATAATATCCGCTTATATTGCGAACCTTGGTATATTCGTTGGGGTCACGACGCGTGCCAATCCCAAGAATGGCATTTTCTACTGGAGATACGTCAAAGCGTTCGATGTCTGACATGAAGCTCTAAAGCTCGAAACTATTGAAATTATAGGCGATCGCACTTCTATTTCCGAGACTGGCAGCAACGTCGATTAGTGGGGAAGAATCATAGCGTTCAGTTTCACTCATATTTTGTTGTTAATTCATTAAGTTTTTTGCTTCACAAAGAGGCGATGGCTTAATGCGGCGTTTTTTAATTGGGTGCAATCTTGAAAGAATATTTCGCATCTCTTCTGTAGAAATTTTATCTTCTTGAGCAATATCTGCTAGTATTCTACGGAATCCATCTAAGGGCATTCCAAGTTCTTCGTGGCAATCAATAGCAATTTTATCTAATTTCTCTTTTAAAGTCATGATATAGACAATGGTGAAAACGAAAGAATATTCATAAGTCAATTATTGTTGAGGGATGACTGGCTACACCTGCTCTACCCATATAATTATCACCTACGTTTCCATGCCTGCAAATATCAACTAAAAGTAATTGCTCGTTATAGTAAATTTTGCAGGGTTCCGGCAATCTTGCCCAATTATATATTGGGAAATATGCTAAATCCATAACAGAATTTAAAGATTTTTTAGCATCAAACTTACTCTTAATAAAATCATAGTATTGAGGTTGGCAAGCTACAGCGATCGCTTGCGGGTTTTTCTCTTGATAATCCCGCATCTCTTGAACAGTCTTTTTAAGATTTTCGTAAACTTCGGACATAATTTAATTTGTGTTTTTAATTATTGTGACATCATTTCCCACATTTCAAATCCGCTTTGTTTCTGACCATGTAGTAAGTGTATATAAAAAGCGACTTCGCAAAACATCGCTGCATAGTACAAATCATCAACATGATTTTTGGGGCGCTTCCACTTTCCCGTAGTTGGGTCAAACGATGGTGCAGTCAGGTGAACTAAGGGCGATCGCTCTGTCGGTTTCCCAATCCACATCTGCCAATCACTAGGTAAATGGTATTTATTCATCAAAAACCCGTGCAATACATCCTTGAGAAATTTTTCGTTACGTAGCTTCCAACATTTATGCTCATTGCCACCTTCCCTAACTAGTCCTTCTCTTACAGCATCCATTTGAGATGATTGCTGATCTGCCATTTCAAGACAGGTGTTTGAGCAAAGTTCGGCAGCAGCGGAAATATCCGGTTCATTATCAATTACGCCAAAATCCACGTCTGTGATGAAACTGGGGACTTCGCCCTTCATCACATCGCCACCAAATAAAACATGACGGCGGGATTGTTCAATGACTTGGGCAATGGGGAGGGTGCGCCAGTCAACGGGGAGGTAGTAAGCACACTTCCACAGCCAATACTCGTTTCTGCCTTGGTCGATACCTGTTAGGGTGAATTCTGGCGTACCGAGAGGGGGAGAAAGGGTGATCGCACCCTTCAACATTTCTAAAGTTACGTTTGTACTACCTGACTCAGAAACAATGCCAAGTCGCTGTTGCTGCCAATCCGGTGTATTGTATGTTTCACTCCCCTCTCTGATAATTTCTTCAGCTAAGTTGTATTCTGTTTCTCGCAGCAGGGGACTAAGACAAATTCCCACTTTATAACGGCGCTTCGGGTAGCCAGTCGGCAGAGAATCAAGAAACGAGCGCAAGTCAACTCCAGTTTTTATGCAGCGAAACCACGCTTTTTTAGTGCGAGTATTTTGAGGAATTTCTTCCTCGCAATGGGGGCAAGCAAAATATGCAGAGGCGATCGCGTCTTGGGAATTATGGAAATACCAATCAACTGGCCTGCCTGTTTCTGATAAATATTTGATTCTGCCGTTTTTCTCGCTGACTACTTTGAGTAGGCAGCCAAGGGGTGTAAGGTTAAATTCACTCTTGCAACCTGGGCATTTTGCATGAGGATGAAAGTCAAGATCGGCAGTTTCAATCTCAACCTCAATTCCCAAGCCAGAACCCTTTGTACCAATTTGGCGGATGGGGCGTGATGGAAGTCTACCAGCGTCAAGACGACGATCTAATGGTGCGTCTGCTCCTGGGGGATACTGCGATCGCTCCTCTTTAAATAAAATATCTCTCGATACCCCAACTGCAATACCACCCGCCGCCGCCCCGCCGCCGCCTTCTTTAATTTTGCTGGTAGAAACATACACAAATTGAGCAGTAGCGCCCTTTACTTGGTATATGGTGTTATTTTGCGTATCTTCTCCTAACTTGGTTTTGATGCCTTTGGCTTTGAGCCAAGTTTTGATGATGGGGCGGAAGTTACTTGGAACTTGGATATTAAGCGATCGCTCTTGGTCATAGCTCCACAGGGTACTCAGCCCGCCTTCTACAAGGCAATAACAGAGGAATGACGTATTAGCAAGGGTTTTCCCGATTTGACTCGCCCCCGTCGTTAATACCTCTGCAAGCCTCACGTCCCCCACCAACTCGTAAAGCTCTTTATGCCAAGGGTGAAGAGTTAAGCGATCGCCCCTCTCGTTTACCCCGTACTTCTCTACTGCTGCTACAAATGGTTTACCGCCTTTTTGGTAACACTCATCTACAAAGTCGTGTCGAAGTTCTCCTGATGTGGGCGATCGCTTGTATTTTTGTTGGCGTTTGGGGTTAAGTCGGGATGGGGAGGGGGCGATCACTTATTTTGTAAGTATTTTTACGCAATTTATGCTATAATCAAAGTATTAATGGCTTCACGGTGCAACGAACACCCAAGCCTCTATGACTGATTAGGAGTCACAACTTATGTCAACAGTAGCACAGGCGTTAAATGAAAAAAAGTACGCTACTTACAAGGTTAGAACCTTCACTTGCCCAGTCTGCAATCAAGTATTTACTAGAAGGCGTCCTCCAGGGATTCAAACCTGCTCCAAAGAATGCGGAATCATAATATCAGGACAAAAAAGAAGAACTGGGTTTGATTTAAACTGTTCCCAATGCAATCAGCCTATTTATGTAGGGATTGCTAGGTATCAAAAAAGCACTACTAAAACTTTCTTTTGTTGTCTGGAACACGCCAACATCTATCAAGGTAGAAACAAAGACGAGTATACTTGCAAAACCTGTAGAGAGAAATTTAGGCGATCGCCCTGCTGGAAGAATTACAACGAACAGAAATACTGCTCAAACGCTTGCACTCTAGCGAGTCCTGACCTTAAACAACGCCTCATAGAGATGAATGTTCTACAGCAAAAACTTAAAACGAACAAGGTAGAAGAAGCAGGATACTCGTTACTTGATCGAATGGGGTTGCTCTACTTTAATCAATACTTAATAGCAAATAAATTTTGTGTAGATGCGTTTTTCTATAGCGAGTCTTTGATAGTTCAATTTGATGGGGACTACTGGCACGGCAATCCAGACAAATTCCCTGTTTTAGACGAGCGGCAAAAGAAAAGGTCTAGGCTAGATAAGTCGCAAGATGCATATATGGACAAGTGTGGTTATAGAGTGTTAAGGATTTGGGAAACCGATATCAAAAAGCATCCAGAAGAGGTTAAAGCGAGAATACTTGCCGCGCTTTCTCGTCGCTAACTGACTCAAATCTTTTAATCAAAATATCTAAATATGCAGGGATAATCTCAAAACCAACAACAGTGCGAGAACCCTGCATTTTTTGTGCAGATATTAAAGATGACCCGCTACCAAGGCAAGGATCAAAAATTAGCCCTGAATCATGAGTGTATTTCTCAAAAACAATTGAGTGCAATTCATAAGGTTTTTGGTTTGGGTGAACTCTTTTTGACGTATCTTCTTTTTCCATGCCAAAAATACCAGCCCACTTGACTCTAAAAATATCTCTTTTGTGCTTCTTTTTTGACCAGCAAAGCTCAAAGCAACTACCAAACATTTGATCAGCCGATTCATCTAGTCTTTTGTCCCAGACAAACCACGATCCATTATTTTTACTTGGTAGCTTTTCTGCATAATAATCCGCACCCCACCAAAATTGTTCTTCTACATCTTTGAAAATTTTAAATAGTGGCAAAGGATCAAAACTACCATCATCACCCTCAACGTCTTGATATTGCCGCCCACCAAAAGCCTTCTTTTGGTGGGCGAATTTCAAATTGCTTTTCATGCCGCTAAAGTCAGCATCCAAATTCATCCCATAAGGAATATCGGCCCAAACCATGTCAGGCGATCGCCCCCCAACAAAACTCAATAACTTCCGCACATTCTCTTCAACAGTGCAATCAGCCGCACAAATAAAATGCCGTCCCAGTTGCCAAATATCGCCGGGAGCAACACGCGATTCAACTACTTCGGGAATCTCATCATCATCCCCACTTCCACCACCACCAGAACCCCCGTCATCGTCATCAAAATTCAATTCAATCGACTCAAACCCCGTGAGGTCTAAATCAAAATTTGATTCCTTCAAAAATTCAAAATCTAACTTTAGTAAGTCTGGGTCAAACCCAGTATTCATGGTTAGTTTGTTATGAGCTAGCCTGTAAGCTACTTTTTGCGCCTCAGTTAGCCCAGTAATTTGAATTACGGGAATAGTCGCGTCTCCTCTCTGTTTAGCCGCCAACACCCTTCCATGACCCTCAAGGATCTCGCCTTTCTCGTCAACTGCTACAGGGTCAAGAAATGTAAACTCCTCGATTGACGCGACTATTTGGTCAACATGGGTATCGGGGTGTAATTTGGCATTATTGTCATAAGGAATGATGCGGTCGAGTGTCCATTCTTCAATGGGCGATCGCTTAATCTGATTTTTGCTCACGGTCTAAATGCTCCTTTGCAATCCAAACATAACCAAGGTAGCCACTTGTCTGCAAAAGTAGTATTTGTTGATTTACACCAAGGGCACTGGGGTGATCGCTTAATCTGATTCTGATTGTTCATTATTGCTAGGGTCTATAACTTCATAGCCTTCTTTTTCTAGTCTGCCAGCCGCGGCGTTAATATCAACAAAATATTTCAAGCCGGTAACAGCTTCAATAGCATCTGTGCTTCGCTTCAATATTTGTGACCAATAATTCATCTCATATCCTACGTGGTCTTTAGCCAAAATCTTCGCTCTTTCTGCCAATGGTAGATTTTGAATTTCTGCTAATTGCTGCGCTTTAGTCTGGGCTATTTTGGCAGCATAATCACGGAATAATTTGTGTCGTTCGTAGTTAGCGATCACTATATCTGATAATTGATCTGATAATTTATCAGATGTTTTTTCAATAATTTTCTGTTGAGTTGCTGTACCAAGCCGCGACTTAAAGTGTACCCTTTGCTCGTGCCAGTTACGTCCCTCAACCCTTTCCTTAGACCAGTCTTGCAGCGTACTCTTGGCCCGTCCAGATTCGGACGCAAGCCCCCTAATCCCAATATCATCTTCGCCCTCCACGTATCGGCGGCGGCATTGCTCTTTAGTCCACGGCTTTGGTAATCTATCCCAGTTCAATTAATTGAGGTGTTTTTTCAATCTTAGGTGATCACTCATCAATATAAACCAGCATCCCACGGGCTGCCATCCTCGCTAGTCCGCTCGATAATCCAATACTCAACACCTTCCATATCTCGCTTAATAAATCCTCTACTGAGAAATCCTGACTCCTCAACCTTGTCCGCAGTAGTGTTAATTGCCATCAGCCACGGTTCTTTGTTGGGGTAATTCCAGTGTTTCCAGTATCTAGTGTGTGAGTGGTTAGCAAGGATTAATACAATATTCTGTAGTTCATTTAGCGTCATGAATACCTAAAACTTCTTTAACAACTAAAGTGTCAAACTGATAAGATCTTTCGCTCAACAGCATTCAAAAAATCAGCCACCGCATAAAAGGTTAAAGGGGAAAGGGAAAAGGAGGAATCTATTAATCCTTTACCCTGCGCGAAGCGCTTACCCTTTCCCCCTTCCCCTTCTTCATAAACCTCATATTCTACGGTTTTCTCGCCAAAATTTGCATAACCTAGGGCGATCGCCTCTATAATCAAACCTAAAAACTATGCCACTTCGAGATGATATCTTAGCCTACCAAGCAGAGCACCAATGCATTGGATCTTATATCCGCAAGCGCTTGCTAATCAGGACTCCCGTTGCAGTAGTTGAATCGCTCAACCCTACGGGCATCTATCTTGATTTATTTGATACAACCCTTTACACTATTGACGACACCACAGATTACATATATCTCAGAATCTTCCCTGATTATGACCAAGAAAATGACAATTTAGGGGATGGAGGATTGAGAAACACATTTTCTTCACCTGCGGTATATGCGGTTAGTCTTGTGAGGCGTGGGTTTAAAGCAACAGTCACAGATCGCCGTAAGCTTATTTTAGATATTATTAGGCAGTTAATTGATATTTCTAAATCCAGCAGCTATGTAAGATTTGCACCCATCAAGGTAATTGATTATTGCTTGCCAGAAACTAATGCTCTTATTGTTGGTAACGAAAACGAAATTGGTACAGTGCGGTGGGGGGAAATCAAGTTTGATGCTTTGCCAGGGCTAACAGGTAGAGGGTATTTGAAGGGCGACTGGAGTTTTAGTTTTGACGAGGCCCCAAGCCTGAGATTAAGTTAAAGATAGACCCTAGCCGTCCAGAGTCTATCATGCTAGTATTTACTAGCTTGTGGCAAGAATGTCTGTATTAATCATAGCAAGCGATCGGAATTTATGGAATTCCTTCAGTTTGGCGAACTTTTGGTAGCCGGATTTCGGTCTGCCTTTGAACAATTTCAACAACAACAGGAGAGGAAGTTTATGGCTTTAAGTGCAGACATTCAATCTCAAATTGATCGGGCTTTACAAAATCAAAATGTTTCTACTCAACTAATCACAACGACACTTGAGACAATTGGGCAAGAAACCGCACAAGTAAGCGATGCGGTGACGACACTTACCACCACAACCGCCCAATTGACTCAAACACTTGTCGAAAAAGATGAATTGATAACTCAACTTTTAGCGCAAATTGCAGAAAGTAATCAAGAAAAAGCAGAAATCGTGTCTGCACTTGATGCTCTTAATCAACAACAAGAACAAGGGCTTGCATCTCAGCAAGAGGCGATCGCCCAAATAAGCAGCATCTTTACCCCAAACTCTTGATCTTTCTGGCACTGGCAAAGTAGGGGGTAATTACCCCAATAAAGGGGAAAGGTTAAAGGGGAATGGGGAAAGGGGAAGGGGTAATTTTAAGAGGGGTAAAGGTTAAAGGGAAAGGGGGAAAGGAAGAATCTATTAATCCTTTGCCCTGCGCCGGAGGCGCTTCCCCTTTACCCTGCGCGAAGCGCTTCCCCTTTCCCCCTTCCCCCTTCCCCTTCTTCATAACCAAGGGTACAAGCTCCGTTAAACTTCCTCCTCTTTCCATTTCCGACAAAATTGCCCAATCGCCCCGCAACTAATTCCTAATCTTTCAGAAATTTCTTTATATTTGATTTTGTGAGTAAACCGTAGTTCAATAATTTGCTTTTTGGCGTAATCATCAAGCTTTGATTCCCTTGCAAGGGCGATCGCCTCAGATGGTTTTCGTATTGATATGTTCCAAATTTTTAAGTATTTGTGGATACTTTTGGCACTACACCCACAAATTTTAGCGATATCTCGGCAGGACAACCCATCTGCGTACATTTCGGCAATTTCTTCTTGAGGGAGAATAAGCGATCGCCTTTGGGCTGATTGGGCAACGCTTCTAGTAGGGATTCCGTGCCTTCTAAATCTCTTTAAAACACTACCTGGGGATTTCAATCCGACAACCATGCAACATTGTTCTAGACTTTGCCCAGATTCATATAATTGTTTTAATTGCTCCAAATCGACGGGCATTTGATTAAGTCTGAATGGATTGGATGTAGTTTTTAATTAATTTCTCAATCAAGCAATTTTGATAGTTTGCATGAAGATTTAAAATTATCCACTCTTTCTGGGATTGTCAAGAATGAGGGTGTGGGGTGTTAGAAGTGCTGAGTTAGGAGTTAGGAGTTAGGAGTTTTGTTTGTCTCCTTGTCTCCTTGTCCCCTTGTCTCCTCACACCCTATATTCCGACTCTACCAACAAATAAAATAAGTATTGCTATTAAGGCTTGGATTATCAAGACCTTTGTTTGCTGGCAATCTGCCTGTATTGTCTGCACGAATCACTGCAAATTTATCGGTAAATAGCAGCATTTTCCCATGTCCCAGTGTAAACCAAAATTTTCTTTGGCTCAGGTCATCCGAAACTTTTAATAGGGCCGCATCTCCATCATAGTAATCCGCTGTTTCTTGTCCTAAAAATTGCCAAACATCTCTTCCTTGGATGGCGCTGCTAGCAGTGGAACCTAGATAAATATTTTCGCCATCAGCATAGATTGATTCTGGGAAATTTCGATTAGATACTAAGTCTTTGGGAATTCGAGGGATACTGAATTGTCCGCGCTCTACCATCCAAGTATTAAGATTGATTACGCCGTAATAAAGGATGTGGGCATCTCTTGTTTTTCCGACTCCTGGGTAATCATAGGCGTCAGTTGTGGCTAGAGTTGGGGTTGCTAAATTTACCCCATTCCACCTAAAAATGGAATTTCCCCCAGCGGCGATGCCTGCAACATAAAGCTTGTTCTTGGCAATGCAGATTTTATAGAGACGGGTATCGGCCATATTATCGCCAAGGATTAGAGGACTGTAATCCCATAGATTATTAGTCTGCTCAATCCTGTCACTAGTAATTTTGTACTCCCGCAAGAAAGCTATTTGTACAGGCTGTCTATTTCGACGATTATTCCAGCCACACACATAAAGATAGTCGCCGTCAACCGCTACATCAGTCACAAAATCCGCATCAATAGTTTTTTCAAAAATGCCCGCACCACTAAAAACTGTGATGGTTTTTCCCGCAAGATAAACGTTTGTTTCTCCACTGCTACAAATTTTGGAGTTGATGCAAGGTGAATTGATTTTTAAGTCCGTTGAATCAAAAGTATCAGTAAGGACTAGCCTTGTGGGAGTGGCAATCAAAAAACCATCATCACAAAGGCTAAGAGCGTTAATAGTTTCTTTAACATCAAAGATTTTTGATGTATTCCCAGATTCACTCACTGCAAAAATACAGCCCCCAGCAGCAACTGCAATTGACTTATCGTCCATCACGCAAGCTACCGTGGGATCTTCTAAATTTAGATAGGTGGCGATCACTGGGGTAAGATAATTCTCCGGATTGAATTGGGAGATATCTAGAATAGCTAGGAATTTTTTATTGAAGAAAGAAACATAAATCTGCTCTCCTCTTTTAGCGATAGAGGTAATTACGGTTTCTCCATCCCTTTGCAAGTTTAGTGTCGCTAGCTTTGTCCAAGTCCCGTCTTTATATAAAAAGAACTTGTGCTGTTTTTGGTCGGAGCTAGAGGATAAAGTAATAAGTGTGCCGTCGGGTTGGGGGAACAATCCGTGATTTCCCCAGCCTGGAAAGATTTTTTCCCACCCGCGTCCGTTGATGGGGCGAGAGAAGATGCCTTGCTCGGTGGAGATGTAGAGAGTGAGGTGATCAATGCTGACCACTAAACTAGTCACTGGCCCATATGGTCGCCCCAGCATATTCAGGCAGTCAAGGTTTTCGGTGATATCTTCAATGCTGCCACGTAAAAGGTCAAGCTTGTAAACCACTTCTTGAGATTGAGTTCCATTCTTGGTGCGGTTATAAAATTCGGTTGCGCCGTGGGTGTTTGCCCAGAATAAATTTGTGCCCTGAAGGACAGCGCCGACGTAGAAGTTGTTGTTCCATCCTGCAAATTGGGAGAATGCGTAGTGTAGGGGTTTTTGCCCTGATTCAATTAAGCAACCTCGAACCCCATCACTGATACAAGCGATGCTATCACCCTCTACAATCAAATGCTCAGTCGGTATTTCATAGGGTAACTTATTTAACTTGTCGTATTGTCCGATTGGGCAAATGCGGAGATGGCGATCACTCCCAATAAATGTAAAGTTTTCTCCTGATTTATATGTCGCCCCAAAAGGGAAATTCACTTTTCTTAACGGAATGGGGAAATTTGATTCATCAACTTCAATAATCGATTCAGGAGTTAATAGGATGATTTTATCAAGCTCCGCATTGACGGAATAAATTTTGGAAATATTGGGGATGGTTACAAAAGTCCAAGATGCCATAAAGTACCATTCGATTAGTACAGATATTCTAGTGGAGAAAAGAGTTAATGCAATAATACCCGGTTAAAATCTCTTAGAAATAGAATGCGGCGCAAGCTGCACTTCTATTTATAATTTTTTAGAAGATGTACAAGTTAATGGTGGTACGTGTCCTCGTTTCAAAAGAGTATCGGCAGAGGCTGAAAACTAATTTGCTCATGGCAACTAGTTTCCATGAGCAAGGGTCAAATGCTGATTCTTCCGTTTAATTGTCAGGGTTTCATGATATCTCAGGAACAAATTGTTCCTGAGAGACAGGAAGCGATCGCTTGAGTGAAGATAGTATATATTGGTCTTTCTCAAATTTCCTTACAGCTTCTAAGGGAATTCTTGCTATTAATGAAGCGCCTTTAGTTTCTACGTTATCTAAATCAGATAATACTTTTTTCTCCCCTAAAATCAGCTTATCGTTGGGGAATTGGGGAGTAAAGGTACTGAAAACTGAATCATACATAGTTTGTTGAAATATTTTCAATCTAATTTTACCTGCTTCCAACAACTGTGCCACTTTCTCTAGCTAGATAAACAGCTTTACCTTACCCCCTTGACACATACCCTCTGAGGGTAATAATATATAAGGGTAGGCAACAGGAGCAGAAAAAATGTTTTTACCAGCAGCACACCCAATATTAGAGAAGATTGAATCCATTGATTTAGTCAAATTGCTTTTCAAGGGAGAAGTAGCTACGTGCTACGAATATCGGAATAAAGTGGTTGCCTTTATTAATCAGGCAATTTCGGAAGTTGAAGACAAGTCTACTCTAGATGAAGACCTAGCAATCATTTATCAATGGTTTGCTACGAATAATTCCGCTAGATATTGGCAATCAGCAGGCAAAGAAAAAAATCCCAAGCTTATGGCTGAATGGATTTTAGATAATGCTCTAAGTGAAGTAGAGTCTAAAAAAGCTGAAAAATCTTTTCATAAAGCTGCTGGAGTTCCCAGTGAGTCAGATTTAGAAGATGCTTATAACTGGGTTGAATCTTCTTTAAATGGTAGTCCAGCGCAGATAAAATGGGCGAAAGATATAGCCCATAAGCATCAAAATGAAATTTGCATTATGTGGAAGAAAGGAAAAGAAATTCCTACTTCTGCTAAATGGTGGATTGATAATCGCAATGGAATTTTGCAAGCATTGGGAAGTTTGTAAAATGCGTGACACATCTACTAACAAGCTTGCATTGCTAGCCCCAGATTTGTTACAGGGCAAAATTCCGAATCCTTGCCCAGTCAGCGCTCAACGTGCGATCGCAATTCTGAAAATCCTCCAGGATGGGGAGTGGCACACGGCAAGGGAAATTTCTCTTGCTACAGGCATCGGCGCAAAGTATGCGCGTGATATTTTACGAACCTGTCAAAATGCTTGGGGACTGGCATCACATCAAAGAAATGGATGGATGTTGGTTGGTAAAGATTCAGTGGTTATTGTTTAAAAACTATATGATATCCGCTCAATGGAATATTGGGCGAGTAATTTCATGCTTTATCACTTAAGATAAATTGGTAATCAAGGAAGTTAGCGAACCAGATATTGCAAAGTGGTTTCTTTTTTGGGTTTAAGATTTTGCCCAGTTGAGAAACTCGGCACGCTACCTAAAAATAGTGCGATCGCAAGTACCCACAGCATCGGATGAGCTTTCCCCAAATTCCACCACTGCCAATTGAGTGTAGGTAGAGGGGAATCGTCATGGATTATCGCAGCCCAGTTCAAAGTCCTGGGATTGCGCTGGCTGGATTTTATCGCATAGATTTGGGCGATCGTAGCGAAGCGGATACCATTGTTTTGTTAAATTAACTAGCTCTGAGTAACTCTCTTGGCAGATTAAACTTGTGTCTGGTTCCTCCGGTCCCTGACAAGAGGACACTACCAAGTCGATATATTCTTGTTGTTCTCGTGTTAGCTTTGGGACTAGATCGTGTTCAGGTTTTCTTTGGGCGATTGTGATTTGCCCAGCAAGAGAGAGTGCAAGCAAAAGATTTAGCATTTTTGGAAGTAGTAAATATTATCCATTTTTAGGCTATAAATCATACAAAAGCTGATATCCCAGTATGAGCCGTCGCGTAAATTTTGGTAGGTTGCGGTTTCCCCAAACTGGATTTTTCTTATCTGCTATCCAGTTCCTTTTGTTGTGGCAGATACTGTTATGGCAAGAAATACAGACTGGAAACCAATTCTTCCCCAAATTATTCTCGCCGTAACTAGTATGATGTAACTCCACGAATTTTTGCTTCAGGCAACAGCAGCAGAGCGATCCATATTTCTCCAACTTTGAGCGAGCGATCGCGCACTCCCTACTGTAATTATTGCCGTACCGCACCGAGTAATCTAATTGCGGTTTACCAAATACTCGTGCAGCATTTCTACTTGCTTGCTGCTGGGCGCTGTGCCCATCATTTCTTCCCACTTGGCTTTGATTAAGTCTGGGGTTGGCACCATTCCGAGTTGGTCTGCCCATGCAATTAAATCCTCATGCCAATCAGTTTGAATATCCTGTTGTGTTGCTAAAGGGATGGTTAACGGAAGCTGGTTAATTGGTAGCAATCCTTTGGGCTTGTTGCCCTTCTTTTTAAATTGCTTGTAACTGTGATGCGTAGGATGTACTGCAAGCTGTTCAGGTACTGCACCGCGAACGACGCAGCTGTAAGCTGTCTCATCAACATACTTGCGGCGCGGATCGTCTTTCTTCCACTGCAAAGCAATTTGACGAGCGGTGGCGTTAAGTCCAATCAATAAATAGTTGTTCCGCATCTGGGCGGAGATGCCCAAATCCTCAACATTAGAAGATTGGTTAAGAGCAATGAGCGCAATTTTATATTTCCGGGCTTCGCTTCCCAGCCGCTTGATAGCGATTTCCATATTTTCTTTATCGTCAAAGTTTTCGAGACATGCGTTAATTTCATCAGCAAAAACGATGACCATCGGCTCTGCGTCCACTTGTTCTTTGCTGAAATTGCGTCGTTCATCAAGCAGTCCTAGCAGGATTCCTAACTGTTTTTCGATTAACTTGAAATCTGAAATGGCATGAATCCCTAACTCTTTCCACAAGACGTTCACATTTGCATGAGGGTCAAGTGCTAAAACTTGGGCGGGATCGTCTTTAGTTAGCCAGCCAGCCACCCAAACCGCCACAGAAGTTTTGCCACTGCCAGAGTTGCCAGCGATGATTATGCCCACAGCGTCGTCTATTAAATCGCGCCAGTCATAAAATTCGAGTTCGCCAACCTTACCAGGACAGAGAGCTTCATAATCAATCTCTTCGGTTAGTTCTATGGGATTAACCGTAGTAGATAAATATCTAGATGCTTCATTTTTGTGCTTTGCTTCTTCAGCTTCAGATTTAGCTATTTCCATTTTCAGTTTTGCTAATTGTAGGAGACGTTGATACTCGACTAATTGGTTGTGTTTTTCTGCTTGTTCGCGCTCGAATTCGCGTTCGCCTTCAGTTTTTTCAACAGCGCGAGTAATTTGATCTGACAGAGTAATCTGGTCTTTAATGTATTCAGTCTCGACAGCAATTTTATGACTACTGATTTCGCGCTGTTGTTCATTCACTTGAATTTCTTGGCTTAAATCAGTTTTCAACTCTTCAAAATAAGCAACAAATTCTCGCTTGTAGCGCTGCAATCGTTTGGAGATTAAAAAAGTGCTACTACTCAGAAGTATTAAACTGCCCAATGCCCAGTTTTTAGCGTCAGGATTTGTCGCCAGAATCGTCCGCAATCGGGTGGCTTTCTCGGAAAGAATAAAAGTTCCTTGAGGTTGAAATCTGGGATTGGCAGGAACATAATCTTCTTGTTTCCAGTATCCTTCCGGGATAATGTATTGTTTATCTTGAGTGCAGTACTTAGTAATATTTTTTTTATTTTTTCTGGGTTTAAAGCAGAATTCAATCACGTCATACTTCGTTCCAGACAACGAATAGACTGACAATCCTAAGCCCGTGACAGACAAAGCGATCGCCAGCCCAATCAGGGATTGATTTTGCTGTTTGAAAAGCTTCAACCAATCCAAACTACTTACCTCCTAAAAAATTTACTAAAAATAACTGGAATAAGGGCTATTAAGGCTGAAGCTCCAAAAACAAATTGCAGTTGTAGATTAATGGACAATCCATCGGTAGGCTGCACTTTTATTTCATAGCTTTTGACCTCGACTTCAAAAGCTTGAATTGATTCATTCGCGTATTGCATAAGTTGTCTGTATTCTTTGGTTGCATTCCACGAGATGCCAGCGGAAGCCAGCAACTTAGTCGTCCCAAATATCACTCGTGAAATATCCCGTACCTTGTAGTCAGTTGTAAGGTCAATCCCCGCCTCGCCAATATCTATGATGGCGGGGATCGAGCCAAGGGCGAAGCCCAATAACCCCGAACTCATCGCTCCTAGACCGAAATCAATCGCTAGGAAACAAAGTGAGATATTGGCTGAATTGGCAGTCAGCGTTAGCAGGAAGTTCCGAATAAACCCAAACGTCGCGCAAGTTGATAGATAGTCCTTTTCTAAACGGTTTAAATAATCTTGATATTCACGGGCTAATCCGAGATTCGTGTTATTTTCTTCATCTATTGTTTCATCTACTTCGGATAACATTGTTTTATTAATCTATCTGGCTACCCACCACACGACTGACATCGTGTGGTGGTTTTTTATGAGTTCAAATTCCCAATACATTGCGGAAGCGCTGCATGACTCCAACAGGGCTTTTAGCAAGGGTTTCGTAATCGCGTTTGTGAATAAGCGATAAATCTGCACTATCGCCATGAGCCAAAAGATGCTCAGCAGATTTAAGTTTGTGCGTTTCATCTTCTTGAATCTGCTTCAATTTAATCCGTGATCGCTGTTCTAGTACGCGAACTTCCCCCTCGACATTTTGAATAATCATGTCGGCAATCAACTTAGCTCTGCCGTAATCAATCCTCCATTTATGCCCCTGATTTTGTAGTTCCATCTGAGCTTTAAATTGCTCAGATAGTTCGTACATATCATCCCAATATTTGACGTTAGCGTGGCTGGCGACACGCTTGGCTTTTTGGATTTCAAATTCAGACTTAGACCCATCTGCGACAAATTCCCCTAAGAATTTATTCCATTCCGCTTCATTTTTAACTTTGGTTTGAACAGTTTCAATAATGGCCGGCATCAAGACAGATGCCATTTTCCCTTCTTGATACATGGTTCCAAGTTTGCGGAGTACATCTTGATCTCCTGTCAGCGCTTTTTGTAATTCGCTAACACTCACCCCAGCCACACGCTGCGCGGCTCTACCTGCTCTGGTCTTCGTGTTGATACGGGTTCTGATGTATTTCATAAAATACTCCTTGCGCTACAAACAACAAAATAGGTGTCAAAAATAACAGCAACAGCAAATTGAATTGATGCTGTTGTCTATATTCAATAGTCTGCTCAACTAGGGATTTTGAAGAAGCCGAGAACTGTTGCTTCTGTGGTGCGAAAATTGTTTACAGCTTTCTCCACATCAAGAGAAAACCTCTCTGCCTTCTGGGTGAAGTGCCGATTGCTTTCATTTAATTTTGATGCCAGATGATTTTGCACATCTTCTATCAAAGAGTCGGTTTCTTGGAAATCTTGGTCTATATGGTGATCAATCCACGCAATAATGGCAGACTTAATCTTTTCTTTGAGTGAAGCGCGATCGCTCAATGCCCAGTTCATTTTTTGGCTAATTAATTTAATCTCATTTACTGGTATTTGTACGTCTAGAGTCGATGCAACTTGCTGAATTAGCTCTTGCTTGTCTCGCTGACTGAGCGTGGAATCTGTCGGCTCGACTGGAACCATTTGGCTAAAAGTTGATAGAAGCTCATCAACTATTGTTGCTAATTCTGCTTCATCAAATTCAAATTCTTCAATGCCAGGACGAGTATCTGTGATGTGCTTTCTGATTTGCGGCAGACTCACGGGCACTTGTTTTCGAGTTAACCGAGACTGGATTAATTTGAGTTGTTTCTCCATTACTTTCCTTAAGCAAATAATTTATACAAAACGCTTCCCAGATCCGACACACAATAAGTTCCATCATTTCGATAACTCATTCCCGCAGATCGAAATGCTCGATAAAACTTATGTTTGGAGATGTGAGGATATTTTTCATAGACATAATCCTTCACTAGAACGCCTTTGATTTCGCCGTCTAAATCAATGGCTGATTGCACAACCAGATGCAGTACATCAGACACGATCGGCTTCCTGGGGGCAAATCGTTTGCATTTGGCTACGAACTGAAGGTTTTTGGTAGTAATTGGCAACTGTGCAGTCTTGAGTTGAGTTTTTAATTCCTGCCATTGGCGGGCGCGAACCGGCTTGCCAAGACATGTTTCGTAGATGAGTCTTGAATTCTCCTTTTTTAGTGGCATATAACCTCTGTGGCTTGAAACCTAACTCCATCGTCGCTTTGAAGGAAAGACGGGTATTTTCGTTGTCTTTGGGAAAACTGTTGCAGTCAACATTTAATGAAATGCATTGTTACTGCAAACAACATGCAATTTAGTTGATACTTGAAGGAGCAATTAATGCAAAAATTGTTGTAGTGCTTTGCCAGATACTCGTAAGGAAATGCCGTGTAGTGCAACTAGTTTTGGCAAAGTATGCCGTGTAGGTGGTTTGCACTTTATGCAGACAAATAGTGCAACGATGCTTTGCGACAGATAATGCAATTCAACTTTTAGGGGTGAAGTCCTTGCAATTTTTGGGTAACCCTGGATTGACTGCACAATTGAGAAAACTGTCGGGTGAGTAGTAGATGCAATTACTACATTCACTCTTTGGAGTGAGTTCTTGTTCTGAATCTGAGTCGATTCTTTGATTAAATTCCTTGTCGGCTAAATATTCCCCGACAGTTTTAGCGATTAAAACTCCACTCCCAGCACAAAATAAACCGATGTACGTCGCACTAGCGCCGTAATTAATCATTCTCTGTGAAATTAATTGATGTGGGGTGAGTATTTTATCTAATTTGTGAACAGCTTTGACACTCAGTCCCAGTACGCAGGCAATCCCCCCCAATGCAAACAAGAGCTAGTGCTGAAACTCCTAATCCAACGGTGCAGCAATCAACATAATATGCGGGTGTTTTAGGCATGTTTCTTGGGGATGATGAACCAAAAGACTTTCAAGACTTGTGAAAAAATTGACCAAGTTAGCCAAAAAATAGCCCAAAATATCAGTAGCAGACGCAGGGCTGTATTAACCAAAGGACGTAGTGGTGTTTTCCAAAAAATCCACCAGTGGGTTATCCAGTGAGCAAATTTAGAAAGTGGCACTGTGTCTCGCAAAGGAAATTCTTTTTGCAGATTCCGATAGGTCAGGTGATGTATATCCCGACTTTGGAGCCAGGGAAATACAATGCAATGTTTTTTGGTTAACCAATGACATGTTTTTGATTTTTGATGCCATTGCTCAGACCTGATGTAGACATAGTACTGAGGCGATCTACTCACGATTTTGCCACCTCAGCTAAAGCATTCACCAGTACTTTGGATGCGGCAAGAACCTTGTCGGGTTCACTGGAACCACCCGCAGCAATTAGTAAAATCTCATTAGCCTCTTGAATGGACTCAATTAGCAGGTTTTTTGCTGCTACGTAGGCTTTGACTTTAGCATTAACTTCGTTTTGAGTGAAAGTCTGCGTGGCTCTAAATTGAGACTCTAAGTCTTGAATGTTGTCCATTTTTAATCGTTGTACAGAACTAAATTGAATGAAATTTGCTTGTTAGGCATAGTAAAGCAACATCCGACGTAGAAGAGGTTTTTATTGGTATAGCCTAGCTGTCTCATTAGCTTTTAATTTTGACATTTTGACAAGCTCTAGAATTCGCTCAACTGTGGCTACGATTGTAAGTCCGTTTAAATTGTCCAAAGGAGTAACGTCAATTTCAGCTTGAGTGAGGCTTTCTAGATTTACTAAGGCTTGCATGTTGCGCTGGGCTTCAAACAATCGATTTGAGTACTGCTCTGGACGATTTTCTCTATAGTATGGCAGGTGAACATCACAGGCTTTTGCTATTTGTTTAATTAGGAGGGTTTTGAGAGTTTCAATATTGATTCCTCCGTATCGTGGCTCTATCATTCTATTGCTCGTTAATGCTTTTAAAACAAATACCTGTACACTAGGTTCTCGTAGCTCATTGACAATTGCCTCTGTGTTGTTAGTCATTTTTCAAAACTAAGTTTAATGAAACTTGGCGATAACTATTAATCGGTATTAAGCACCAATTTTACTGTGACTCTATCTATAGATGGCTGATTTGTTTGATACTGCTGTTGATAATGTGATCGCATAAATTGAAGCCGATTTTCAACATTCAATCCATGCATTACAAACATGGTCGTAAGTCGCTCTTGGGGAATTTCCAAAAATTCCTCTCGGCTATTTATTCCAGGTCGAAGTCCCAAGAAAAGCCGCATCTCTAAAAGCTTTCGGACTTCCGCCCAATCAAATTCTTCGCAATCTGACCATCCTAATACCCTTAAATCTTCGTTTATGGTGTCGCGGTGTTTGATCTCTAATAGCGATCGCACTTCATGTTTTTTTAGCATTTTCCTCCGTTCAACCGTTGTACACCTTTATATTAAAAAACCCAGGCAACCTGGGCAATTGAATAGCGCAATGATTTTTGCATTGATTAATGATTAATCAAAAAAAATGGGGTTGGGTGGCTCATAGCCTAATTCCCGAATGAAGGTCAACAATTGCGATATTCTCCGGGTTGTGTTAGATGGGGTGGTTTTGCCATCCGTGGCTAAAAGGTATCGGCGGTAAGCATTTTCTGTGATGCAATGCTCATGAGCCACGGTCATTGGCCTTAGATTGTACTTTAGGGCATATTCGTGAGGTGTACTGATTTGTTGGCTGTTATCTGTCATGATTTGGTAAGCTCCAGCTAGTTTGGGGTTACTGCCTTCGGGTGGGAAGCGATCGCAGTTCCGTCAAGTTGTGCGATCGCTTTTAACTTTCCTCTGATAATATCTCTTTTTTGCTTTGAGCGCACATAAGGCTTAAGAATAAAAAATGTAAATCCCTTTTGTTTAGAAGCAAAACAGGGTAATGATAGAGAATGAAGTAAGTCGCTCAGAACGGAGTAAGAATTTATGACCGGACACCCGCAACAACGCAGAAAGCCAACCAACCCACAGGAGTTAGAGGCAGATATCGCTAGTCATCCAGATCGAGGAATGCTTGGCGGTAAGCTTGTTGTGGATTTGGCTAGTGCCGAATATCGCGCCCATGTTCGCAGCGCTAGTTATAATATTGCGCTTCAGCATGATGCCGCATTGGGACATAAAAAAACAGGTATTGCTTATATTGCAGTATTTCTGTTTATTACAAATCCGTCTCTTAGAACACTAGACAAAAGCTTGCTAAATCAAGATTATCTGGCTGATGACGGCAAAAAGAAGCGAGAATTTCGCTGTTATTTGCCAGTGCAAACCATTGCAGAATTTGAGCGGTTGCGAAAAGAGTTAGGACTCTCCAAGTCTGAAGCGCTAGGATACGCCCTAGAGTTATTTGGTCACACGCCAGGGTTGCAACAGATGTATAGTAGCTTTGTTGAAAATCTAGCATCGGCTAACAACGTAGAGCCAGTGTCTGTAAGAAACAAAATTTCAGGGTTTTGGAAGCGGTTGTCTAGAGACGCCCGTGTAGAAACTGGTGATTTTGACTCAGAAAAAATGATTTCTTAGAGAAAACAATCGTTATGACCACCGAACAAAGGCTAGAGGAAATCAAGGAAAGATATATCAAGCTTGGATGGATGCCGCGTGAGGATATATTGTGGCTTATGAAAACTCTAGAGCGGATGTGCAGCAAGTAAAACTGCGATCGCAATCCTGATCAACAACGGACATAACGATGAGAGTTTGCCGTTAATCTCCACAAGGGAGGGGAAGATTGAGATCGTGCGAGATTTGAAGGACTTGAGTTAGAGTTTTACCCCAGCGCTGAATTCAATTGAGAGAATTATTGCGTTGAGATTAATACCGATCACACTATGAACGAACAACTTGATATCGATACAGCGATGGCTATTGATAAACCCGGAGTGTGATCGCTTACCACCACTTCCCAACTCCAGGCACAAATCGACCTATGTGCGGCAGAGGTAATTTCTCTGCAACAGTTCTATTTGTACGTGGCGATAGAACTGGGCGTACCAACAAGCGATGATTGGGATTATTTGCGGCAAAATAATTGCACTCAACTCAGAGCGTGTTTACGCAATGTGTAACGAAAATTATCCAATAGTGATACACCAAGGAATATAGGAGCGATCGATTGATGGCAAAATTAGCTGGTTGGGAGCCATTAGAAGAAGCGATCACTCCGATGCGGGGTACAAGATTGCTGCAATTAATTTCTTTTGTAGCAATTTCTTGAGCTAGAATCTAGGCATTCTTAACTCAATCACTATATGGCTAACTATTACGTTTCGGGCACTGGCAGAGATTCTAATCCTGGGACAAGTGAAGCGATCGCCTTTCGCACCTTACAAAAAGCCGCAGACTTAGTGAAAGCAGGGGATACCGTATACATCATGAACGGTACTTACGAACAGCCCAAATATCTTAATACTCCAGTATTGTCGCTCAAACAGAAAAACGGTACTCCAGAAAAACCGATCGCCTTTAAAGCTTATTCTGGGCATAAGCCATTGCTTAAATCGAATGGGAACTATCACACTATTCACATTCTCGGAAGCTCATATATTTTAATTGAGGGGCTAACGCTTTTAGGCTACAACGATTCTATTACTTTGGAGTACGCCCAGAAAGAGAAAACCAATAAAGCTAATACCAAGACCAATGGAGGTGGGATAGATATTACTGCTGATGGTAATGTACATTCTCACCATGTGATTATTCGCAACAATACTATCTCGAAGTTTCCAGCCAACGGAATTGGGATGAAAGAGGTTGATTATGTCACGATTGAAGGTAACAATGTTTCAGAATGTGCATATTACAGCATATGGGGAACACAGGGTATTACCTGTCTGAATGCGTGGAACATGGATGATAACACCACGGATTATAAAATCATTATTCGGGACAATGTTTGTCACCACAACTATCAATATATTCCTTGGTTTCAAACGCCTGATAGGGTTTCAGAAGGGCATGGAATCATGATTGATTCTAGTGATAGTGCAGGGTTAGATGGGCAGGCTTATAAGGGCAAAACGTTAATTTCTAACAATCTCTGCTATAAGAATGGCGGGGCAGGAATTGAAGTATTCAAAAGCCACAAAGTGGATGTCATCAACAACACTTGCTATCAAAACTCTAATCACCCAGATTTAGCAACTGTTGGCGAAATATTTATGAATGGGGCATATGAATCGACAGTGGTAAACAACATTATGTTTGCCAGAAAGAATGCCCCGTCTTATGTTGTCAACAAAGGTAGCGTCAAAGGAGATTACAACTTAATCTACAACACAAATAAATTTGATTCAATGACAAATCCAATAGTAGCTAACCCGTTATTTGTTGATGTTGAATCATATAATTTTACAATTCAAGAAGATAGCGGAGCTTTTGTTCTCAAGTCACAAGACTACGGAAGAAGAACTGTGACAAAAATCGAAGAATACACAACAAGAGTATTTGAATCTATTGGCAGGAACCCCAGGCAAAGGTCAATAGATGAGGTTACTGCTTATTTATAAAAGGAAAATGGCAGGGCGATAAAAATGAAATTACCCATTTAACGAAATATTTAATGGGTAATTTTGATAGCAAACGTATGGAATACCAAAAGCAATTATTCAGAATTAATCCGATCGCCTATAGTCGCTGGAAGTAGTCCACACAAAATAACATGATTAGACTCTGCAATAAGTACAGACTTAGTGCGCCTTCCGTATGTAGCATCAACAAGCTGTTGTCTTTCTTTTGCATCAGCAATTAACCGTTTAATAGGCGCAGATTCGGGGCTGACAACAGCAATTATTTTGCTTTTCAAAACAAAATTGCCGTGGGCGATGCTAATTAAAGCGCTGGGCATCTAATTATTAATAATTGATTAATTTCATTGTAAAACAATTAAAACGGCTGATTTACCACAGAAGCAAAGCATTTGGCTAAAATCGAATAACCTAAAAAGTTATTCCTATGGATAGATGCGGCTCAGTATTTTTACCATTAGCAGTAACACCTAATAGCCCTCAAATAACTTCAACGCAAACGGGTTTTTTGGACAAAGATCGAGTAGCGATCGCCCACGATCTCGGCGAAATAGGTGTTTCGGCTATTACGATTCTTAGCGTGGTAATTCCGCTTCTGGCAATTGCATCATCTAAAATTAAAAAGCAGGAGCGATTGCGCTCATTGCACGGATTAAGCTGTCCGTCGCCTATCAATGATGGTGAGATTGAGAAATACCTATCTTGGATTGTAGGAGTTAGCGGTGCATCGCGGGCGGCGATCGCTATGTTTGGCAATGATAGGCAATCGTATAGTTTGGATTTAAAAGAGTTGAATTTCTACTCGATTATTTGGGAATCTACCAATTTGGGTGTTTTGCCTTCCAAAGCAGATCACCAGAATATTCCTGCTGTTTTTTTGAGCGAGTTGATTGATGCTTGCTTAGGGATGCCAGAGGAGTTTTTTGAGGTGAAGATTGGGGATAAGAATATTTCAGAACGGACGCAATATAATATGGTGATAAATAATAATAAAATGATTTTGCTGCGATTGGTGGGGTCAATCATGCAAGGTTTTATCGGCATGATTTGTATTCAATTCGCAGAGGTTGCCACAATTCCTAAAGAGGTTAAGATTCAAATTGATAGATACTTTTTATTAATTGAGAATAAAATTGAGGAGAGGCTGTTGATTAAATGTTAGAAACCTTTTTAATTTCAAAAATTCTCCGCAATTGCGGGGCAAGTATTTAATTGCCTCCTCGTCACAATGTCAAAACAAAAAAGGTTTCCGGCTGGTGGCTAGCAGGCTTTGTCCTAAAGCTTCAAACATTACCCACGATGCCCCATTCCCTACCACTTCACTAGCTAGTGATTTGGCAGGAGGGAGCCAAATCCTATCAGCCGTTTCTTTATCCCCAAACAGCCTCAAGCAAGCGCGGGGTGAGAGCGCGTAAGCAATGCCATCAACATAAGCATCGGCTTGATGCCAGTGATTGCCACACGATCGCCCTAGTGCCCGAATCGTAAAAGATGGTTCGTGAAATGCATAAGGGCGATCGCTCTGAACTCTTGCTCCAACCCGCCGAATTAGTCGCGTGTCCGTGGAGGGATATTTTGAAAGCAAGTCTACTTGGGGCTTGGTTAACTGATGCTCTGCAAGGGTAGGGATAAGATCGGCGATCGCCTCTCCCCACCCTAAAGTTATATTGGGCGGCGTTGGATTGAGGAAGCCACCCTCACGCATTGCCATCAAATACAGTCGCTTACGAGATTGAGCTACTCCCCAATCAGCAGCATTTAAATGGTAGTAATTGAAGTAGTATCTATGCTTATCTAGCGATGCCTTGATGCGCTCAAAAGATTTAAATAAACGGTATCCCCAGACATTTTCAATCAAGACAAACTTGGGTAGTTTTGATTCAATAGCAAGGGCGATCGCTTCTCCAACTGCATAATCTTCCGATGTTTCCCCTCGGCTGTTTCCTTTGAGAGTAGAGGCATTTTTACAGCTGGGGGTGGCGACGAGTAAATCGATGTTTGCAAGCCCATTGAAATTTATTTCTTGGGCAAACTTAATGATAACTTCTGAACCGGGATGATTTTGATGGTAGCAGTGGGCGATCGCACTGTCGCATTCAATTGCCCACGCTGGAACGCCGCCAAGTTTCTTAAGACCATGTAGATGCATTCCCATACCGGAAGCGATGGAACCAATTTCAAACATTAGATGTTTGGGAATTTATCAGAGTTTTTAAGGATATTGCCCCGTCAGGGTTCTTGTAGAATCCGGCAATCTTATCCGCAGGTCGGACAATAACGCGCTGTTGTGTGGACTGTTTATCCCAAACAAAACACGATATTGTTCCATTATCGGTTGACCAACGAGTGCCTGCTTTATTCTTGCGAAAGCAATAGCGGGGATACACTAACACTAACGACGGTGGGTATTCTTCAAGGAATAAGGCGCGATCACCACAAGGCTCTAAAAAGCTAGTCAGCAAAAATGCCACAACTCCCACCTGCGCCTTTTTATGCGCGTTTATGATAACTGGCGCGGCGAGATTAGAGTATGGCGGATTAGTCACAACCCAGTCACAATCTGGCAATTTATCCCACGATTGGGATAGTACTGCGTCGTAGTGGTAATCAGCTGGTTTATTAACATCAATGTCGTTAGTCCAAATTTTGAGATTAGGACAGTATTGAAGGAGGGAGGCGATCGCCCCATGACCCACACAAGGTTCACCGATTACGCCAGATAAATTTACATAGCGCAGCATTTCAGTTGTGAACCATGAGGGTGACTCGTAGAAGTCTAGAGAATGTCTAAGCATAAGGAAACTGTCTAATCCTTAAATCTTCAGGGAAATCACACAGATCGCTACCTTTAGAGTCTGATGTGCTAAATCGGTAATTATTAGCCACAACTCCATCGATATATGGCGATGAATCAACGGGATTACTGCCTAGCTGTTTTACGAAAACCGGAATATCAGCAAATTGGCATTGTTCGACAAGCGATCGCACCCAATCTATATGGCATGGTCTTGCTTTTTTCCCGCTTTCACCGCCAGTAATTACCCATTGGAGTGATTTTATCCACTCAGTCAAATCAATTTTTTCAAGCAGGGGTTCGCAACTCAAAAAGTGGATTTTTGCTGGGATTTCTACCAGCGCAGGGATGCGATCACCTGCAACTGCTTGGTTTTCAACAGTTGTCCCCACCCAGATATTATCTGGCATCCGTGGCAAACCCCATTCTTTCATCCACTGCAAACAGCGATCACGCATAATGTGAGGGCGCTTGGTTAATATCTGGAAAGTTTGATTTGGACTAGACCACATGGCATTTAATATTTCCTCGTGCCAGGTTGGATCAATCCACTCTCCAAAAACGTCTGTCATAGAAGCCACAAAATGTTTTTTGGGCTTCCTTTGGCGTGGCCAACTTTGGAAGATGTCGCGCTTAAGTATTAAATCTGGAGGTTCCCCAGAGTAAGGGAGCTTGTTGCCGCCAAAAAACGTATTTTGGTTGAGAGCTTCTGCGTAACAATTAGCACATCCAGCGCTTATTTTTTGGCAGTGCCAACCACCGCCTTTAACTACAATTATGTTGTCAGTGCAATCAGTCCAGGAAATTGCTGTATCATTGCTCATGCGTATATCTCCATTTGCTGCAATTTACCAACAAAGTCTAGTAACTCTGCGTCAGTTAGGAGCGATCGCCCTTGCTTGCCATAATTTTGCTGCAAGTAGTCTTTGCCCTTGGCATCATCCCACCCCAAATCTTTAATGAGGCGATCGCTTTCTTGGATTAAAGAATCGCGGTTGATTTTAGATCTGGGTGCGATTGGAAGGGGCGTCTCGCGCTTTTCCAGCTTTGCTTGGGTATTAGCAATAATTCTTGCCCAATCGGCGCTTGCGTTCCATTCAGCTTTTACTTTTGATTTAGTGGCAGCGTCGTAAATACTGCAAAATACTGTATTTCTCTTGCCTGCGTAGCAACCAATGATTAGTGGCTTTGATAAATCTTCAACCAAGGCGATCGCCTGCAAAAAACTTTTACTGAAATTAGTTTCAATCCCACTTCTGATAACATAAGTTTCGCCTGCGGAGATTACAATATCAAGCTTAGTAACGTCCTCGCCCTCGTACTCCTTGGGAGTTACCCGCAAATCGGATAGATACCCACACAACCCATCAGAATATTCTGGAGTATTTATGTTTGTATCCATGTTGCGGTAATACCAGCAGTAGGTATTACCTGCTTCTTCGCCGCTACTTACGTAGAGGTAAATTAATTTTGGTAGCTTGCAAATGCCTAGCTTGATTTCTGTCATTGGCTTAATTTTATAGGGTGGTAGGGACAATAATTGTGCCCCTTCAGTAGATCTATTATCTAGTTCCAGAGCCATGCGACGGCTGATCGGTAGGTGCGCCGTTGTTTGGCGGTACAAATGGCTCCGGTTGAGTCGTCGAAGTTTTGGGTTTTGGTTTTTTCTTGCAGGCAATACACCTGCCTGGCTTTAATTTCTTTTCTCTGCGCCCTTCGCCTCTATAAGTCTGCGGCGTAGAATCGCTAGACTCAGATGCTGTCGCTTGACTGGAAAAAGTGCGGTCATTCACTTGACATATGCCCGTGAGAATTGAGGCAGATATTGTCAAGGCGGACAACGTTGAGATAAACTTCATATGTCTTCCGTAATGAGGGGGACAGGGCGATCGCTTAAACTTTTGCTGAGGATGGGCGATCGCTTTTAAACATTTGAGGTAATCAACTGCGCGTGCAATCGTCTAAAACTTGGTATATTAATGCTGTAAACCTTTATGTTCGCTGGTGACAAAGCTGCTCTTCTGAGTGGCTTTGTGAAATTTACGCGGCATTAACTCTGCGCTGCAAAGATTTTTTGATTTTCGGCATACTTGGTGCATGGCATGATACCGCATTTGCCATTTCCATCTCCAAGGAGAGAATAAAATCTTGATATTTTATGCCTAATGTTTTACAAACATTCCGGACACCAGTATGATCCATTCGCTTCCAGTCTTTTGGAGAAAAGTTTTTGACATCTTGCAAAGTCAGCAATATTTCATCGTCCCCAGGCAACCAAACAGCGCCTTTGCTAATCTCTGCTTTATTTTTCAAGGAGTTTTCAATTACTAGTTCTGATGCTGATTTAATTAAATCAACGATCGCCTCTTGCGGAGTGGCGAATAATTCAAAGTTCAACGTGTGATGCCAAAAGCATTGCCAATCCATCCGAATTTCCCCAACTGTTACGCCGTCGTCAATGACATCCCAAGTCGCGGCGTAGTCAGCACCAATTTCAATGCAGCGCAAGAGGCGATCGCCTACAAAGTAACTTTCCCCAACCGCAGGCAGTTTAACGGGTTGCGGGTCATCGTGGAATAAATAATCGTCTACAATTTCCGGTTGTGGGCTTGGCAGTGTGCCGTATTTGAAGTGGCTTCTAACGTAGTCGTAACAACGCGCCCAGGTATCAGCGCGGTGTACCTCAATATTGTTAATTTTGACTGCCCAAGGCTGAGTAAGGCTTTGATCGTCACTGGTGATGGTGGCGATGATCTCACCATCAGCAATACAGTCATTGCCGCTCATTTCAACTAATGGCTTAATCGCTGCCGATTCCACTGGTTGGGGTTGAGCGCTTAGAATTGCGTCTACCCAGTTGGCAGTAATGCGCTTGTCGCCTTGTGGGGCGGTGGAGAGTTGCAGAGCGATCGCCTTTAACTCTGATAACTTCTTGCCTTCTAATTGGGCGCGAGTGTAAACTGGTTTCATAAATACCCTGTGTATTTTGGTGTTGAAAAGGCGATTGCTTACTTCTTGGTCGGAGGGGCGATCGCCTTTTTAATGGGACAACTTGAGGTTGTCAGGCTCTGACGGATAGCCGAAAGAGCAAGACAACCGCATTACAGGTGAGGAATCATCACTTCATACAAATCTTTTCCTAGTTGTCCATCAATACCCTCAAGATATTTATTGAAATTTTGAGCCCGTATCAACACTGGATAAATAGTGGCGTTTTCTTGCATTTCCATAGCGCATAGCGCTAAATCTTCCCGCTCGTTTTCAACGCAAATGTCAAAAACTGAGTTAGCTAGTGCGTTGTCTTGGTATAGATGTGTCATAAAATGTTTTTCCTTGCTGTGGGCGATCGCCTTTTTGGTTGCTGTATCTAATGTACTCGCTTCGTGTACATAATGTCAACTAAAAAGCGGACTAAATTGATTAAATTTGTCCGCGCTCCGATTACTGAATGTGATTAATTGATATATAAGGGCAGTCAAACAGATCGCATTCTCTTGCCCCAATGGCACCTAATACCCTTAAAACCGAATCATAGTCAGCGTCAAACTCTTTACCCTCTTCCCCACCCTTCCTGAGCTTATCTACATAGCTATGTCCAACCTTGGCAGCGTCTCCAATCTTCCTGAGTGACAAGCCAGAACGCTTATAAAGCGCATTAAACCGCTCCATTAAATCGCGTGTCCACCTGATTTTACTTATATATTTAGGGTCTATCGCACATCTGCCATTCATTTCTATAAACTGTATTTGCATCGTGTACAATTATTGTATACGCATCCAGGACAAAGATAAACTATTTTAAGGCGATGAGTGATCGCCCTCACCACCCACCATCAAAGCCATAAACAAAATGAAATCTAGAACTACAGGCAGGTTTACCCTTTTTGCAGATGAGAAAAAATTACGCCCACAAGAAGCGTAAAAGTTCAAGGTACTGCCGGCGATTTTGTCAAAGAATCTGTTTTGGCATATTTTCAGTGTTTCCCAGCTTTATACAAAGAAGTTGCAGGAATGACATTAGAAACGCTTCTGCTTGCAATAGATACGTTCGATATATCAATACTCCGGACAATTTTTAGTTGAGGGAATAGACAAGAAAGCTATCGAGCCATTAAGGTGCTGATTAGAAAAAACTTGCACCGACTCGATAGCCATATGGAAATTGTACAAAGCTTACTGAGCAAAATGGGGATTTTCCATAAACCACAGATAAAAGCATTGACAACGCTGTTTGCGACCATTCTAATTGCCTGTGGCAAGGTAAACTTTACCAACTTGAGCCGTTACAGCCAACGAACAGAGAGAAGTTATCGCCGACAGTTTAAAAAACAGTTTGATTTCGCTCAGTTCAACGCGGAACTAATCAAAGCAGCAACGTCTCTTGAGCACTCGATGATTGCCGTGATGGATTGTTCATTCATTGCCAAAAGCGGGAAAAAGACCTTTGGACTAGACCAATTTTATAATGGCAGTCACAATCGAGTCGAGAGAGGATTAGAGATATCCTTGGTGGCGGTAGTAGATGTAGAAACGGAAGTAGCCTATAGTCTGCTTGCTGAACAAACATTTGACCAAGGCGAATGTCCAGAACTGACGCGGATGGACTACTATCTCCACCACCTGGAAATTGCTCAACCTCAATTACCTCCCCAAGTTCGCTACCTTGCTGTGGATGGAGCATATGCCAAAGAGCCATTTGTCAAGGGAGTCAGAGCACTGAAGCTAGATGTAATTAGTAAACTGCGCCGAGACGCAAATCTACGATATGTATTCGAGGGTGAACAGAAAGCACGGGGAGCTAAGCGCAAATATGATGGCAAAGTTGATCTAGCCGCTCCTACTCGCTTAACTTGGGTACGCGAACTGCAATCAGGGATTGAGCTTTACACAGCAGTTGTATGGCACATTTCACTTAAGCGCAAGATCCGTCTGGTTTATTTACTTGACCACCGTCACCCTGACAAACCGAGTTATGCTGTCTTATTCTCGACAGATATCAACCAATCCGCAGACGATATTTATCGTTTTTACAAACTGCGTTTTCAAATCGAATTTATCTTCCGCGATGCTAAACAGTTTACTGGGCTGAGTGATTGTCAAGCCCGTGATGTTAAAAAGCTTGACTTTCATTTCAATGCCAGTTTCACTGCCTTAAATCTTGCCAAGCTCGATGCTCATCAACAGCAGTCTGCTCAAAAACCCTTTATCTTTTCTATGGCGAGTGTCAAGCGACGGGCACTCAATGACCATTTGCTCGACACTTTTATTTCAATGTTAGAACTCTCGCCGACTGTAATTAAATCCCATCCTAACTACCAAAACCTACGTTCTTACGGCGTTATTGCTGCTTAATTTTGTCCAGAGTATTGATATATCAGAATCTGGTAAAGAATTTGCAAAAGCTGCTCTTTCACCTGAATACCTTGATGAATTAACAAGCCACGGGTTCTTGAGGAAAGAAATTTATCAAGAAAAATGTATTTACTTCCCGACAGAAACTTATTTGAAAAATTGCGATTTGATTGATTAGGCGATCGCCCTATGCCCTATATGGAAATTGCACCAACCCTGAGACAAGAAACAGAAAAACTCTTTAAACAACAGTATTTGGAGGAACACCCAAATACTGTTGTTCTCAACCCTGAATACACAGACAAATGCGTCAATTTGATATTGGATTGCGTTAAAGATTTCAGTGACGAAATAACATGTGTTGCTTTTGTTTGTGGAGCGGTCAATGCATTGGTCAAAAATGGCTACTCAGATGAGGCAGAGCAAGTACTTAAAGAAACCGCAAAACAAATAATCGGGAGGTAGGCGATCGCCCCTTAGCCCTCTCCCCTTACTCACCCCATCAAAAACTATGACACCAGAAGAATTTAAAAATCTCAACACAGGAGATATTGTTAGAAGCAAGTTATCATCAGAAGCTCTTGTGGTTACAGCAAATTACGGAAGTCGAGTTACTGCTGTTCGATCGGCAGATTTAACAAACCCATCTGAGTGGGAATTGATACAAAAATCTGGATCTAATCAAAATGCCTCTACTGCAAGTCCTAAGCCAAAAAACAATTCTGACTTAGAGCAGATAACAAAAGGATTAGTTATTTTAGCCAAGTACTACCCTTCATGTGAGCCAATAGCAGGACATGAGCAAATATGGTATGGCATTCATGAGCCAGAAATATTGACGGATGATGACTTGCAAAAGCTTCGTCAACTGGGCTGGTTCATAAGTGAAGGGCAATGGTCGCATCATTGTTGGCGATCGCACTACGTTTAGATTTTCATCAAGCTTCCAACTTCAATTAGAAGCGATCGCCCCTCTTCCCCGGCTAAACCCCCTGCTCAAGCAAAAACCATGAAAGACACAGACCCTTGCTATTACACGGAAGACAACCACGGCTATTGGTTAACATCGCCAGATTATGAGTACACATCCAGAATGATACGCCTTCGCCACAAGGCAGTTGATGCGGGTATCGCTTGTTGGCTGCGCGATAATCCTGCGTATTCTGATATCCCATTTTGACAGCGATCGCCCCTCCCCACCACAAAAACCATGATTATGACTAATTTTGACACAACCAATTACAATTTACATACTTGCACGGAAGACCACAACAAGGCATTTAACGCACTTATTGCGCTAAAGAAACAGCATTCAAATTCTGATGATGCAATTATGATCACTTCCGAGCAAAAGCCAGAATTATTTAGGGTATGGGTAAAAAAAAGTTTAAACACAGATTCGCTTTTTGAAACTTAAGCGATCGCCTACTCACTCCAAACCATCGGAGCTAATCATTTGTAGGCGATCGCCCCCATAAAATTTTTAGATAGTATCAATCAGCAAATGGATTAATCTCCGCCGCTGTTCCACATCCAGTAATACTGCATTTTGTAGCACGTCCTCGGCAACCTTGGGAGCGTGCTTTAAATTTGCGCCCCAGATATGGACAATCAATTCCTCCAAGGTCATCCCCGCAGCCACCGCTATCTTTTCCAAATTATCCACGCTCGGCAGCCCACCAGCTAGCCATCCCTGCACTGCGCCAAGGCTTACCCCTAAATCCCTAGCAAATCTGGACTGAGAGCGATCGCCCTTTATCTCCACAATCAAATCTACTAGCTTTTGCCGTTGCCTGTCGTCCATCAACACCTTGAAAACGCACCACAGATCCATCATCTATCCGAAATTGCTCCTTTACGCAAAATTTATAGTATTCTTTTTGACTACTTAAAAATTCAGTGGTAACTTATTTTTAAGTAGTCAAAGAAAAGGTATGCTTATAAAGCATCCTATGCGCCAAACAAGGCAATCGGCTTAAGAAAAATTTTTAATTTAAAACTTTCTCTGCCGTTTTATTATTTTTAGCTGTAAAAAAATATTTTTGAGAATATTTTTGTTGTTTAAAGTCTTTGTAAAAATCAGGTTAAATTTTAAATTACTTCCGTCTAAAACCTGCAATTGTTCAAAGAAGTTTTTTTAATTCTAAAAATAATTTTGGATTACATTAATCACAGGAGTTTACGGCGATCGCCGTAAAATTGCCAAACACCCAGACGCACTTGATGAATTACTAGAATGCACAAAAATTTATCAATGATTAAAAATGTTTCATAAAGTTATTTTGAAAAATTTGTTTTTTAAAAACAATGTGGGTGAATTTACGCATGTATAATATTTAAAATTTTAACCATTGGACTAATTGTTTGCATTACTAGGTCTTCAATGAATGTCTGCTATTGAATATTTAAATCTTGCCATCTTTATTTCCCAAACATGCTTGGTTTCCCTTTTCAAAAACGAGCTTTTAATAATTTGCCAGTTTGAAAAAGAATACAAACATTTAATTCGCCAAAGAAAGAACATCCCAAAAGCCTTGAGGCAAAAAACATCAAACCTTGACAAAACAAACGGTTTTTTTGGTATAGATTACATCACAATAGCGGTTGGCAGTAGTTTGTTAAAAACTACTTTTCCTGTTGACATTTCAACCGCACTTGATAACCATAATCATTTTTGTGACATGCAGATAGATGATTTAATCAAAGAATGCTTATCCTACGAAGGTTCGTGTGGCATTGTCAGGATGAGTGATCATAAAGCGCTGTTTTCCAATAGTAGGATTATGTTCAACCCCACCGCCTCTCCAAATGATTGGGTAGGGAAGGAGATGGATCGTTTTTGGTATCCTGATGAGTTGCACAATTATTTAGAAAGACTGCAAAAAGAAGGTGAATTAAGAAAGTACTCTTATGCAGCCAAATTATTTGATTTACGCCCCGTGCAAATGACCGTGGACTCGCGCATTATCTGGTGGCACGGGGAAGAGGCGCGGATGGTGAAAACCATTTCTCGTGAATTGTTGGTGTAAGAAGAAGGGCGTGGGGTGCAGGGTGTTAGCTCCGTCTTTTCAAGACAAATAATATTGTTGCCTGGCATTTAGCCCCCTGTTGACGCAGTTCCCCTACGCCTCACACCCTTTTTTCTAACATTCCTTGCCATTTTCCACTAAATCCCTTCCCGATTCTGCAACGGTATTTTCAATTCCGCAATGAGCCAGCATTTCCATATAGCTAGCAAACTTTCTTCCGGTTGCAGGATTGGTGATTTGGCTAGAAATCAAAATTAAATCGCCTTCATAATCCTCGGTTTGACGCCCTTGGGCGATCGCCTCTAAGTCCCTCATTTCAACCCCGGAGGCATCGGCAAATTCACCAAGGGTTATTTGATTAAGTACAAAATGATTCTCTATCAAGCGCCACAAAGGATTCATAGTTTCCGCCTCAGATTCAGCCGCAATATTTATAAAATCGTAAATATCAAGTATTCGGCCATTTTTTGTTGCAATGCCGGATGCGGCAATAATGGCCAAGGTATTGTATTCGGGCTTGCCAATCGCAGTTTCAACACTCAGCAAAGTTCGTGAAGCGATCGCCTCTCCGGTTTGAGTATAAATAAGTGCCGCTGCCTCTTCCGAAGATAATTTTTGAGATTTTCGGCAAGACCTAATTAATTCTCCCAATCTAGAAAGTCCTGTTTTTGTCCAAAGCTTAGGCTTGCGCTGCATAATCTTGCCTCACGATAGTTACAAGCCACTGGTTCAAAACCAGAGAGAAAAAGGATTTTGAGAGAATGCGGGACATTCTTGTAATTCGCATTGTGCTGCGCGATGGACAAAATCAACTATACAACCAATATGACTGAGCCGTCACCATGTCCCACATCTTTTTTACAAAGGACGCTGTAGCTGTGATATGATTTTGGCATTGAGATGCGGGACGCGGAATACGCAATATGGAAAGGGTACGCGATAAGCCAAGGGTTCGTCTGTCACAGTGCTTACAAAGGCATGTGTCGGATTTAGCCAAAAAACAAGGTGTGACAAATAATGCCATGTTAGAAATGCTTTTACACCTTGGCATAGCGTCGCATTTATTGGTGGAGATGTCCGTCAATACAAAAGAAATAAGCACGTCAGCAAATGACTGACGTGCTTTTACAAATCTAAACATATATCAATTATATATATGGTTTACGCAAACATCGCAGCAGAAGCAACGCAGACATTTTACCTAGACTTAACAAAACCAGAATGTGTATTTGCCGCGATCTGGCATAATCCCACTGGGGCAATAACAACAGCACAAGTCGCTCAATACTATCAAATTAGCGAATCAGAGGTTTTGGATGTCCTGAAGCTGCATCATCTTGAGTTTGATATTCAAAATGATGATTGGTCACCTCGCAGCACTATTCGGTTGGGACTGCTTTTAAATTCCCCAGTTGCATCTTCGGTCAGAGCCTTAGCGTTGGAAGTGATCGAAGCATACAAGCAGCCATCTAAAAGAGCATCAATTAGGTTGCTGCTAGAAAATTCCCATTTTGTGGAGTGGAGTGATCGCAGTATTGCTCGAATTCTTGAATGCTCCCACACCGCGATCGGTAAAATGCGGAAAGAGTTGGAAAGTAGCGGCAACGTTCTGCCATTTACAAAACGCAAACACATCAGAGATGGGAAAGAAGTTGAACGAAAGAATCAGGATTCTGGGCTGCTCATGGCAACTAGTTGCCATGAGCAAGGGTCAAACCCTGATTCTTTCGTTCCCAAAGTTAAGGTTATTTCCGAGGATCATCTTCGATATGGGCAGGAAGGCATCATCATCAAGGAAAAGGATGGGCACTGGCAGAAAGTAGTCAGATTTGATGATGGGGAAGAAATAATTTTTTCAGACACGGATCTGGACGCACCAAGCGTAGATATTACTGTTACCGCTACTCCGATTGAGCGCAAACTTCCCAAAGAGTATGAGGAAGCGATCACCCAACTCAAGGAACAACACCGCCAAGAAAAGGAAGATTTAGAAAGAGAGCTTTTTATCCAAATTAAGTCGTCGGCCGAGGCAGAAGCACTAGTTTCTACAAGGGAGCAGTTAGAGGCAGCGCAAAGGGTAGCCTCTGAAAAAGCCAAGGAAGTAGTGAAGCTTCAGCAGCAAGTTGAAGAGCTAAACTCATTGCGATCGCTAGAAGCAGAAAATCAACAGTTGCGTGATGAGATAGAACGGCTTAATCGGGCGTGGGATATCAAGCCTCCGGAATGGGATCATCCATTAAACAAGAAAGCGATTGAATTGGTGAGTGTCGGCGTCCAAAAAATAGTAGAAAACCTAGAACCGGAATTGCATCTTAGAGCATTGGCCGTATCTCCCCCATCTGACGCCAAAGAAGCCTTGAGGTTAATGGCGATCGCTATGGGCAACCTAGCCAAAGCCCTTAACGACACCAACGCCCTATCAGCCGCCGCGATATTACTCAAATGCAAGCCCACAGCAGAAGCAGTGGCGGCGGCGGTTGAGGGTAGGGGGGTAGGGGAGGAAAAATCTTTACAAGAACTCACCCCATCCCCGTTGGTGTGGGGTGTGGAGGAACAAACAACCCCAACAACCATCGGATTAGAAGCTTCGCCCCACACCCCACACCCCACACCCTTTTCTTACGAAACAGAGCGTGAGCAAATGATCCGCGAGGCGCTGCGGGATATCAGGTTAGTGCTAAGCCAGAATCCTACATGGGGTAGTTTCTGGGCGATCGCCCGCGAGTATGAGGTAATCAAGCGGGAATACTGGAAAAAGCTAAACCCACAAGAAAAGGAGTTAATTGGGCAATTAGTCAAACATCGACATGAAGAAGCAAGCGCGGAAGAGGGTGGAGAGAGCGTCACGCAAGCCTGTCCATTCCCCAATGATTCAAGAGTCATGATCGCCGATCAATACAGCGCTAGGGCTAAAATTCAGGGCACTGTGATTGGATTTGAGAATGAAAACTACTTGGTGCATTGGGATGATTGCGATCGCCCCTTGTTCCAACATCGATATGAGGAGCGGGAATTGAAATTAGCGGAGGAATCGGCATGAAAATGACTTGCACCCGATATTTTGTAGATGTGGGATTACTTAATGATGGCGTCCCCGTGGATGAGCTAGAAAAGCACAGCTTACAGGAACTCCCTTCTGCTTACGAAGCCCTTTTGAGTCCTCACGAAATAGGGGCAAAAGGTAATTTAAAAGTGGCAGAAAATTGGAAGAATTTTATTGCTAGTCCCCAGAAGTTTAAGAAGAAGAAAACAGCCTAGATGCAAATTGAGTATGAATATCTTAGGTCGCTGTCTTTTTCGCGGTATCAAGCAGAAAGAGAGCAAGTTTTAATTGAGTTTACAAAATTACATACTTTAGCTTTGAAGGAGAGTGATTACGATAGAGTAATTTTGTTGAAAGCCGGATACCGAACAACCCAAGAAAAGTTATTTATTAAGTATTTAAGATCTGAGCAAATTATTAGCTGGTTATTGCTAGATTCGGAATTGAGGCAAGATGGTTTAACTTACCCGGATATATTTGAATCATGCATGAGGAAATTGCGGAACGAATAATTACAGAATTAAGTAAAGGCGATCGCATTGCTGGGGAATTAAAAAGTGTTTTACAAGGTGAAAAAGAAGCGGTTTTATGGACAGGAATTGTTTCTTTAAAGACGAAGGGCAAGATTGAGCATTATTTCCAGAATACGCAGCCATCACCTATTTTAACTTACCGATTGATTAAGTCAAAATCCAGTCCTATACCACCTTGGGGGCAAACCAATGATTGAGATTACTAAGTTTAAGATGAAAGGTGATTGGGAAGAAATTAAGGTTGAATATGTCATCCCACCTCAAGATTCCGAAAAGAAAACTGTTACTTATGCTTGTAAAGAGCGCCCCAGAAATGATTTGATTCTTGCTTTTGATGAGCTAACAAATCGGGTGTTGACAATTGGTGAGTTGAATTGGGATATGGGGGTGATTAGGGCATTTGCCTTTAAGGAGACCGAGGACGGCAGGATGATGACAATTACTACTGAAAATGACGGCGAGTACAAAATTAAAACTACGATTGGGTGGTTTTATCCTAGTGGCGAATTTCTAGAAAAGGTTGAGCAGGCGATTGCCTTTTTGGAGGGGTATGTTAATGGCGATCGCGCGCAAATGTCCTTACTGGCTTTCCCGGCAGCAGAAACAAGTGGGGCAGTAGCTAATTTAGGATTTTAAGGAGGGAAATATGGGGTTAAAAATGCATATAAAAAACCCGCGATCGCTACCTCATTCGCGGGTTATAAGAAGAACCATGATTTTGAGTTGCTTTCAGATCAGATTATGATTAATCATAACATCAATAAATGGGATTTT